CTACTTCGTCCGGATGAGTTCAATGTCCATCGAATCGTCAAACACCAGAACCTTGGTGTTCTCCAGCGCCGTTCCTGTTACGCCTGCTTTCCACGATGCCCTGAGCCGCTCGATGGTCTCAAGAGATGGTGCGCCGCGTTTACACTTAATCAGCACAACTTCCACACCATGAGCGTCTTGCGTGGTCACAGGTGTGACCGTCATACCGGTGGTGGCGCCAACCACGCTGGCTAAGGCTTTGAGAGCGTTTCGGCGGTCCATGATCAGAGGTTTTGGATGAGCAACCGGAAACTGCGCTCTTTTGTTTGAGATGGCGTTTCCGATGACACGATTTTATTAGCAATCTCGTAGGTTTGTCCTAAGGTGCCAACCGTGAGGCGTAGCCGTGTCGCCCGATTATCGAGCGTCACCGTACGCTCTAGGGCGGTTGAGGCTTCCGCGGCGGTCAACATCGCCTCTGCGTCCTTCACTAACGCCGTATCCGACGTCGAAGGCGCTATCGCCTTGATGGTAAAGAGATTCGTGGCAATCGTGACTCCAGGCTTCAAGTTGTCGCCATCCCAGTCGAAGACGTAGACCTTCGAATCCGAGGGATCTTGGATGACGAGCGCCCCTGACTTGATGACCACAACGCTCATAATTCACCCAGCACGGCGGCTCGAGCCGCCATTTTGCGCGCCTTGATGGTCTCGACGTCATCCATCGGCACGCCTTCCGCTAAAGCCTCCTCAACCGCTTTGGTCATGGCGTCCTCAATGCGCTTCGAACGAGAGTGTTCGCCGCTGACCATCGATCCAGAGGCTGTGCCAACCGCGGCCGCGATCTTCGGCTTAGCCATCAATCCTCCGTGATGGTCGTCGCCGTCGTGAGCCTGGGCGTAACTCCGTTACCGGTGACGATGTTCGGCGTCACGGTGCCGCTGTGGTAGATGTCGGTCGCACCACCACCCGTCTTGCCCGTGCTGAAGTGCGTGACGGTACCGCTACCACCAGTGCCAGCCGGAAAGTCGATATTCGCCACTGGGCTGACGCTGTTAGCCGTTACCGTCCACCCGCCAGAGTTCCTGTTGACGTTCACCCGTGCATAGCTGGTGTAGGCCGCTTCACTGGTGGATTGCGTCCCTGATTCGCCAGGATCGGCGGTGTGGAGCGCCACCGCAATCTGTGTGATGGGCGAACTCGCCGCATTGTCGGCGACGTTGGCCCAGGCCGTGGCGTTGTACAGCAATTTCAGGAAATTGTTTTCGGTGGTATCGCCTTTACTCATCAGCAGTTCCCTTTCAGGAGAAGTTTACGCCTCAACGAGGACATCATCGGCCACGATCCCGACCGTGTAGCCATCGGGAGCAATCTGCACCACGCGCGGATCGCTAGAGATTCTCACTACCACATCGTCGGCGCCAACCCGCAAGACGGCATCGTCAGCCGCAATTCTGAGGATGTAATCAGCCGTTGGCGCAATCGGTGGAATGCTCGAGCCGAAGACGGTGGATGTACCTGCGGCTGTGCCGATCGCTGAGGCGAACTGCTGGCCGACACTGATGGCGTCACTTGACCCTGTGGCGGTCCCAACAGACGAGAAGGTGGCACGGCCAACCGCTGTGACGGTGGAGGTACCAGCACTAGTGCCAACACCGTCGCTGGTGCCTCGAATCGCAAAGGCTGTGGAGGTGCCTGCCGCACTACCGACAGCGGCCTTGATCGCTGCGCCAGTGGCGGTGATAGTCGAGGTGCCAGCCGCAGACCCAACACCGGCATTCGTGGAACGTCCCGTAGCGCTGACGGTCGAAGTGCCTGCTGCGGTACCAACCGCCGCAAAGAAGGACCGTCCTGTCGCTGTAACCGTGCTGGTGCCTGCTGCGGCACCAACACTAGCCGCGGTGGAAGACCCAACACCTGTGACGGTAGACGTGCCAGCGGCCGCACCAACGGCACCACCAGCCCCCAAGCCGATAACCGTGGATGTGCCAGCGGCAGACCCGACAGCAGCCGCAACCGAACTACCCTGAGCGGTAACGGTGGATGTGCCTGTGGCCGCACCGACTGCACTACCGGTGGCAGCACCTGTAGCCGTGACGATACTAGTGCCTGCCGCCGTACCTGTGCTTGCTGCGGTGGCTGCACCGACACCCGTGACGGTGGAGGTGCCTGCCGCAGCCGCAACGCTCCCACCAGCCCCGATGCCGTTGACGGTGGAGGTACCTGCCGCACTACCAACCGCAGCGCTGGTTTGAGCGCCAACAGCCGTGACAGTCGAGGTACCAGCCGCAGACCCAACGGCAGGCTTGACTGCTACGCCAGCAGCGGCAGGCGTCGAGGTGCCTGCGGCAGCACCAACCGATGCCGCTGTGGCACTGCCGACCGCGGTAACGGTGGACGTCCCAGCGGCAGACCCAACAGCCGCCTTGATCGCTGCGCCAACAGCGGTAACGGTACTGGTGCCGACAGCTGCACCAACAGCAGACGTCGCGCTGTCGGTGGAAACGGTCTCGACGGCATCGTCAGAGAACAGGCCACCCTTGCCAGCCTCGACATCAAAGAGGCCAGACGACAGTGCCTGCGAATCAAAAAAGCCAGGACGAGCCATCGATTTACGTGTATTCGTCCACGATCACCACGCCGGCCGTGCCGCTGCCTCCGGTGCGTGCTGTCGATGCACCGGTCATGGCCCCACCGCCACCCGCCCCATAGCCGGTACCAGCGCTGCCATTACCCACTGCGCTAATGCTCGAACCGCCAGCCCCGTAGATGGTGGACCCGCCGGCACCACTGGCACCAACAGGTGTGGCCACGACCACGATCACACCAGAGCCTCCAGGCTCGCCGCCGTCATTCACGTCACCGTTGGTGGCGACAGATGCGGCCGTGCCTCCGCGGTAAATCGAGAGCGTGGTCACTGCTGTTGCGACCGGGGCACCATTCCCGCCCGGAGCGGTGACAGTCGTTGCACCAACCGTAAAGGTGGAGCTGCCACCGTTGTTGCCGGCCGCAGCTGATGCACCTGTACCAGCCGCACCGATCGCGTAGGTATACGCCGTGTTGGGCGCGACAGCGAACAGCTTCTCGGCATACGCACCAGCCGCACCACCACCACCAGCGGATGCCGCGGATGCGACCGAGGTACACCCACCACCACCACCACCACCACCGATAATTTTGATGTTGATCTGGTTGGTCGTTGGCTGCGTGGTAAAGGACGTGCCGCTGGTCAAGACGGTGGTCTTCACGAGCCGTCCTGGCCCTGTCCCTGACCTGACCGCTCCAGAGGCGTCATACAGGAAGATGGTCCCGGTTTCGTTGAGGACCAGCATCTCTGACGAGGCTAAGGTGCCCTTCCAGAGCTGCGCCACCGTCGTACCGTCGGTATGCTCGAGCGTCACGCCCTGAGAGGCTGACGCGTGGGCATTCCGGATCATCACGGTGCGAATGTTGCGGATCGTGGTACCAGTCGGGCTGGGTACGATCGTGGTCGTGGTCGCGGTGGTGATCTGGACGTTATCGCTGCTGGGCGTGTAGACGTCTGGCGTGCCTGCCGTAAAGTCGGTGTGCGATTCATGCACATGCAGGTCTGCGGTCCCTGTCGTCACCACGCGAAGGAGTGCGGAGGTACCTGCGAGACTCAGCATGGAGTTATCCCATCAACTGCGAGAAGGCCAAGGGCATGTCCCGGCCCACGTACGCCTCTTCGGCCACCGCCACATCTTCGACGAGGAAGTTATCCATACGGGATGTGCCGTTCCACGACACTAACCCCGTGCGGCCAGCGGTGACGATGCGCGCCCCATTCGTGTCGAGCTTATCGGTATCCTGCTGTGTCCCGTTCTGAAACACCTTAAACGTGACCGTCGAGCCTGACCCTGTCGCTTGGAACTTAAACACGTCGCTGGTTGCAGCCGCTGTGCCGAGTGTCACATTCGTCACGAGCGTATCCACGCCGGTAATGCGCCGATAGATGCCCGCCGTGGTCGTACCTTCCACACAGTCGAGGTAGTAACAAGTGGGGGATGTTGTCGCGCCAGAGACACGCAGCATCGGCCCGCAGTCGTACCCGCCTTGACTCGGTCCGACCTGCGCTGAACCGTCAAGGAGCGCCGCATGTGCGGCCACCTTCGTCTGGAGCCAGTTGAATGCGGCTCCTGAGCCAGTGAACGACAACCGGCCCAGCGTGATCCCGATGGTGCCAAACTCCACCGACCAGTTAGCGGTGTCGAGTGAGGCGAACGCATCGGAAAACAGCGTGGCCATCAGTTCAGGATGATGGTATCGACAGCGCCAGGAGAGTGATTCAACGCCACGAGAATCGCATCGACCATGTCATGGACGGTTTGGCCGGCCGAGACCGTGACCCCGATGTCCGTGGTGTCCAATGCGTTGTTGGCTTGGTTGCGCTCGCCACCGGACAAGACCTTGTCCATTGTCCAGCCCAGCGGCAGAAGAATCACATCCGGATCCCCGGCCACGGAACTGTCCACCAGCGTGTCAGCATCCTGCACACAGAGCGCCCATTGCTTCGTCGGATAGTTGTCTTTGACCTCGAAGCCGACGCCGTACTTGTAGAGCGATGGCGCGTTGATGTCGTGGCCTTCGATGAACGTCAGGGCGAGACCCGTCGCGCTGCGATCCTTTACCGCAGGCTGGACGATCATCTTGCTCAGCGCAAGCCGCCGCGCCATTTAGGACGGCTTCGACGTTGGCGCCGCTGGAGGCGTCTGATTCGGGCCGGGATTCGTGGGCTGTGGTGCCTGCGGTGTCGAGGGTGGTGCCGGATTCGGATTCGGGGTGCCTGGGACGTCTTCGGTGCCGATCGGTTTCACTGGTGCCATGTGCGTCTGCCTCCGTGAAGAAAGACCTATGTCGGCGGCAGTTTAGCACGGGATGCTGTGGATTCGAGCACCGCGATGGCTGTGTCGCGAGCGGCAATCGCTTTGCGGAGCCGCTGCCGGTAGGTAAACGACGTGGTCTGCAGCCCCAGGATCCGCAGGTAGTGCGCTCGCTCTTTCCTGAGCCGTTTTAACGTCACCTCAACAGGCGGCTTCCGCCTCATGTCTTCGGCCGGTGCAAGGCTTCCTGATAGGTCGGATCGTCTTTCACCCAGTCCTTGACCTGCTTGAAGCCAGCGTTGGGCTTAAAAAACGCATCGGTCTTCGTCTCGTCCTGCTGGGCGAGGAGGGCTTCAAGTTCGTCAGCGCACTGGTCGCAACCCTTGCCAAATTCAGGACTACCGTGCTCGAACTCCCACACAGCAGCCTCTCGCCACTGCTCAATCAGCCGTCGGAGGGCGTCCTTCATGCTTCCTCCTCCTCTCGGGGAGGCTCCGAGACGACGGAGGGGAGGCGTTCCGTCGCTCCCACGTTCCACAAGTGCAGTTCGCGTCCCACCCATCGCGGCTTGTCCTGATGTCGCAGTCGGGCGCATGGTCGTCGGTATTCATTCCGAACGGGAACCGATGCGGCTTTTTCGGCGTCTTCTTGGCTTTCTCCTGCCGCTCCTGCTCCACGGGGGGTGCAGGCGGTTCCTCCTGCCCTAGAGGGGGGAAGGAAGACGGCCCGCGCACGGACATACGTTTAGCGGCCTCACGGCTCGCATCGTCTTCCACAAGCAACTGCTCTCTGTGCGCTCTCAATCTGGCCACACGTTCACGCAACAACGGCTGGAACACCGACCCCTCTCGGTCAATACGACCTTCGATGAGATTCGCGGCATATTCCAAATCGTCCAGCAGGCGTCGGATCTCGGCGCTCATGATGGCTCCTTCTGGCTTCATCCCTGCCACTGCTCGTCTGCGGGGAGCTTGACGAATGTGTCGTTGAGCGCATCGGTGAGCTTGGCGCGGGCTTCTGGCCACGACAGGTGCGGATCCGATACCACGGTCAAGACGGCCACACGGAGTTCCGTCAAGAGCTTTAAGCGCAACTCAAGACGTCGCTCCCAGAGCCGCTCATATTCATCGCCGCAGGTTGCGCCGAGCAGCGGTAGTGCCTCCATATCGGCCAATTCCTGCTTATCACTCATGCTCGCTTCTTCCTCTCAAGGCTGCGACTCAACGCGCGAGCGTTCATCCGCTTCCATTCCAGATTCGCGTAACAGCGGCGAGAGACTTCCTCAGGCACCACGCCTCGCGCCAGCAGTTCGACGTACTCGTCTGGCAGCGCCAGCCAGTAAATCGTGCTGCCGTCTCGAGGTAACAGCATCTCGTCTCGGACGACTTCAGGCGTCGTGTCTACGATCGTGTGCGGCTTCAGCATCCTTCCGCCACCTCTTCTAGATCGAATCGAATCCCACGCTGCGCGGTCCGCTTCCGTGCGAGCGGCTGATAACTCAGATCCGTGCCCACCCAGCGCCGGCCCAGCCGTTCTGCTACCGCGCCCACAGTCCCTGAGCCGATAAATGGATCGAGCACCAACCCGCCCAACGGACAGCCCGCCAGGATGCAGGGTTCTACTAAGGCTTCCGGCATGGTGGCAAAGTGGGCCGTGCCTAGTGTGGTACACTTGCACGATGGAATGTCAGCAGTGCGCGGCACCGTTCGAGCCGAAACAGAATCGGCCAGATCGTCGGCCTCCGCGTTGCTGCTCGCGGCGTTGTGCCAATCGTCTTCGCTCCACAACCGTCGTGCTGACGTGTCGGCTGTGTCGGACGCGGTTTCATCGGAAGGCCTACATGGAGACGTGGTCTCAGCAGCGCGGGCCGTTCTGCGGCTTTGCGTGCTATGCACAGTGGCAGGCGGAACACTGCGCTGGGCCGAATAATCCGAACTACCAAGCAGCAGCGTGGATCGACCTGGCGTGTGACTGGTGTGCAGCGCCGATCCGTCGGCGGCGGTTAGACCATCGACGGAACTCTGTTCGGTATGCGTTCTGTAATCGCCAGTGCTTTCAAGACTTTGCCCGCGAACGCTTCCCACGCTGGGCGATGCACTACTCTTCGAAACGGTGGCGGCGTGCGCGGCTATTAGCCTTGCAACGCGACGGGCATCAATGTCGAGGCTGCGGAGCGCCGCACGATCTAGTTGTGCATCACCGCCGGCCTTTTGCTGACTTCGACGGCCGGCCAGAGGCGCATGAACTAGACAATCTGGAGACGCTTTGTAGGGCTTGCCATCTGGTCCGACATAGTCAGCTGGTTCAAACGTAGGTTGCCACCCGCTATAGGGCATCGTGGGCACGGTCCACACGCTGCGCTTGTTGCGAGTCGCCTTGACGGTCACGCTCGCCGCATTTCCGTTGCCACTCGCCGCGACGTTCATACCTGTCGCTTGCCCGCGCGAGAGGCTCTTCTCTCCAAGCGTCACGACCTTACCTGCGTGCGTAGCCGTTTCGGCCACGACGTCAGCGTCGTAGTAGTACCGCTCGCATTTGCTCAGCAGGAACAGGTATTCATGCGCTTTCGTCGGGCGATCCGTCACGCTCTCCGGCATCGGGTTCGGCTTGTGCCAGATGATGTCGGAGCGGAGATACCAGCCGTCGGCTTGGAGCGCGAACGCCACGCGCCAAGGAATGCCCAGCAGGTTCTTTGGTGCCAAACCTTCTGGAACAGCTGCTCGCCTCTGCGACAGACACACGTTGTCTGCGTGTCCGCGCCTCGAGTTCAGGGTGCTACCACTCCTGATACCAGCTTGCTCTGTGGCCGTCATCGGACCAGCCGCATACGAATCCCCGAGGTTCAGCCACACCGTGCCGTTGTCCTTCAGCACCCGCCGCAGTTCGCAGAACACCTGCACCAGACTGGCGACGTAGGCATCAGGCGTCGGCTCCAGCCCGATCTGAGCATCGACACGAACCGCGCCGCAAAGACCGCAGACGTCACGCCACCCGACAGTATCGGTAGCGACTCGACTGGGCCTGTTCGCGTTAAATTCTGGATTCCCAAATACCTTATTAGCTCCTGGCTTTTTGTGATCACACGCCGGATCACCGCCTTCCCATCGCGCCGTGCCGTAATCGCGAAGGCCAAAGTAAGGAGGACTGGTGACGATACAATCCACGCAGCCGTCGATCAGTGGAAGCGAACGAGCATCCCCACAGATCAGCATCCGATCACCTTCAACGCTTCATCAATCGTGCGCACCACAGCGACATGCCCCTTCCAACGTCGGACGAAGTTTTCCTGTGTCGGCCGCAGTTTGCCCTTGGCTGTCTTGACCTCGATCAGGTAGGTCGCACCACGGAATCCGACCACTAAATCGACCGGCCCATCTGGTACCACTGTGGCGCCGACGCGCTCGAGCGCATCCCTAATCTCGTCGTGGTTGTTGTCTTTCCGGTGGTAGGCATAGCGTGCCATCAGAACAGCCCGTCTTGCTGCGGCTGTTCCGGCCGGCACAGCACCCAGGTCAACACCGTCTTGCCCGTCACATCACAGCGCCGCTTCACGCCATGCCGGATCGATCCGATGTTCTCCAACTCATGCAGCCGTGGCCGGACCGAGTTCGGGTCGAAGTACTGATTCGGATAGCGCTGGAACATGAAGTGCAGCAACTCTAGCGCTGTCGGCGCGAAGTGCTTCGCGGCAATGAAGTCGGCCAGTTCCTGCCGGATGAACATCTGCCGCTGGTTGATCGTCGGCTGGATGTCCTGCCTGTAGACGGCTGCGGCGGTCTCGGCTTGTCTCATGCAAACTCCAGCGGTAGTGCGTCCTGTTGAAGACGCTGTGCCGCGATTTCGCAGTACTGCTCGCTGATGTCGATACCGATGGCGCGTCTACCTAAACGCTTCGCTGCAACCAGCGTCGTGCCGGAACCCATAAACGGATCCAAGATCGCCTGCACCGCTGTCGGAGCCTGCATCAGCGCCCACCGGATCACGCTCTCAGGCTTCTGCGTAGGATGCCATCGCTTGCCATCAGCATTGCGATCTTCGCGAATGAGCTTCGCCGGCTGGTCAAAATTCGTCCACGCTAATTCAAAATCAGCCATTGTGGGCATTTGGGATGACTTGACCCACGCCAACCAGCACCGCGACGGAGGCATCGGATAGTAGTTGCCGCCCCACACCACCGCATACTGCGCGAACGACAACAACTCGATCAGGTCAGCATCAGGGACCCGAACATCCCACCGCATCGCATCGGCGTACATCGGATCACTAGCCCACGTTCCGCCCGCCCACCGTTCACCGTGGCCGTACGGTGGATCTGTCATTAAGAGATCAAACGTGGTCGTGCGCAGGCCGCGCCACTCGTCTACCACGTCTCGACAATCGCCGTGATAAATCGTCACGCCGCTCTGCTCGTAGTAGGGCTTCACAGTGCCTTCACTCCTACCGCTTCCGGCAACAACCGATACTCTTTCGGCTTGTAGTGCAACTTCGTGCGGCGGCAGAAGACGTACCGCTGCCGACCAATCACCTTCACGCAAAATTTGACCGTCTCGATATTCAGATTGAGAAAGTCGGCCAGCTCGAGCAAGGTCCACCACCGCTGCAGCAGCAAGGCTTGGATCGTCGCGATGTCTCCTGGCAAGCGGTTGTCCTCCCCTGTGCGGCGCTTTCGTTGATGCATACCGGAAGATTAAACCCAAACGATTCGGATGTCAACTCTAGCGCCCGAATCTGGTAGGCTTCTTCACGCGCCCAGCCTGCGCGAAGTCCTCTGGTGGTGCCGGACCTTTATCGCGGAACTTGTTGCCCAGTGGGCACCAGCAAGGCGTCCCGAAGGTGTGTCGCCCGTGCTCCCGTGCTCGACCACAGGTCGCATCACCCGAACACTCAGCCATCACGAGTCCGACGTCGTCACAGTTGGCGCACAAAAACTTCCATTCGCGTTTGAATGGCCAGCGCTCCCTGATCACGGCTTCCATGCTGACGGTGCATTCCGAAATAGACGCGCCATTCGCGCGCATCTGATGCCAAATCTTCACGGCTTCGACCGTAATCGATCCCAGTGTCTGCTCTGAACTCATGACGTCTTCGCCTTCTGCTCTGCTTCCCACGCACTCAGCCGGTCATCGGCCCAACTGGCTCGAGAAGCGAATACACCGAATCCTCTATCGCTGCGGGCGATCCACTCGTCATCCGTCGTCAGGACGATAACTGCTAGCTTTTCCAACCGTTTATCGTCTTCCCATGTCCTGACGAGGCCCAGCGCTTTATCGAAGTCGATGTGCATCCGGTTGTGGTACCGCGCGCCCTTCCGATGCTCGTAAAATAGCTCTGCGTAACGGTTTAATAGATCTCCAGCCCTGTTCATCAATGCTTGGTCTTCTTGCTGAGATTCAAAACTCGTTGGCCGTGTATGTACAGATCTAGCAGATAGGAGATCGGAGACAGGAGATCGGAGACTTGATTTTGGTTGACCAGTTGGTTGCCCTTCTGGTTGAACCACGGTTGAACCGTGGTTGGACCGTGGTTGAACCATGGTTGGAGTCTGGTTCAGCCGAGCCTCAGCGCTGGCTCTACCGGCGTTGCTCTGCCGTTTGCGGTAAATGTCCTGCTTGGCGCGCTCGAGATCGAGCCGTCGATGCGTCAGGCGATCGCCTTGTTGCGTGAAGCACACACGCACCGCAGGCCAGATTTTGTTGAACTCCTTCGGAGTCGCCCCAACCATCCTGGCGAGTCGTGTGGCATCGTCAGGCAGCGAGCATTCCCGCCAGCAGATGCACAGCAGGGTGATGTATGCCCCACGCTCAGCCAAGGACATCCCAGCCACATTGCCGTCAGACAGGAAATCTTTAGGGTAGAACTGGAAGGCTGGCGCCGGCTCGCTCATGACGCTACAGGTTCCGTCCTGCCCGTCTCAAGTGGTCGCTGCGCCACTCATCCGTGACGCGATCAGGCTCGTTGGCCAGCTTCCGGCGCAGGACGCCGAAGGATAGCACCGCGAGCGCTAGGAGCGCTGCTAGGCCGGTCACGCCTTGTCCCCGGCAACGTCTGCCTTCACCTTGGCCCTCCGCCTATTAAACGCTCGGTCTCCGGCCACCATAAAGGCCGTGGCCTTCTTTGATTTCTTGATGGCAAAGAGCACCTCAATCGCCGCCTGTCGAATCTCAATCTCACGCTGGAGGTTGATGACCGCTTCATCGATCTGGTTCCGTTTCGGCACAGATTCGCTCCTATCGCTGATGTCCTGCCAGCCGCATCTCGTCTTCTTTGACCTTCAAGAAGTACTTGAGCGACCGCGCCATCTCGACAACGAGTTCTTTAATGTTTCTGGCTTCCTGCTTCCGGCAATACTCAGGCGAGGTCTCCGCTACGATCTTCGCCCTGTTGGCCTTTGACTCCTTGTCGAGGCACTGCAGCAGATGCATGGCGTAGATCGCGTCTGCCTCGCGTATCTCATCGTTCACATTCCCGATGAGCGCCGTCAGCTTGGTCAGGAGTTCTGCGGCACGGTCAGGCTGCAGATCGGTATTCGCGATCTCCCGCTGATACGACCGGACCAACTCGCGAACCGTCACGCCTGCGCGTCCTGCTGGGCAGCTCGACAATATTCACAGAGAAACGACGTGTCCACCTGCCCGCCGTCAAGGTGATAGGTCAGGCATCGCACGACCGGCCAGCCGTCGTGATTCGGCTCTAGTTCGCCGTGACACTCGACTGGCGTCCCGCAGTGCTGGCATTTATGGGTGTGCGGCTTGTCCGTCATCAGAATCCCTGCTTGTCGAGATCGTCTGGGTTCCACTTCGTGGCGGCTATTGCCGCCTTCGACATCGTGCCGTCTTGACCGTCTAGCCGCTCGACGCGGTCAAGGTACGGCATCTTCTTCGCGTGGAGCTTCACCGCCACGCGGTCGTTGTACGCCACGCGCGCCTGATTCGCGATCTTCGCCAGCTTCGTCTTGTAGACCATGGCCCCACCCTGAGCATCCTTGCCCCACGTAATGTGGTGCCATTCGCCGTTGTCGCCGTCGATCTTGTAGTCATCGATCAACGCGAATCCTGTCGGCAGGACTTCACCGGTCTCTGTGTCCACCGTTTCGGCTTCTGGCGCCGGCTCTGGGATGTCCCGTTTCGCATCGGCCAGCACCTTCTGCCACGATTCGGTGCGGATGTCGCGCGCAGTGGTCACGGTCGGAACAGCGTTGCGCGGCTCTGGCGCGTCGGCCTGATCCATTTCTTCCTTCGCATACAGCCCCGCCAGCTGTCGCGGAAAGCCCTTCCGAAGGGCAATCGCCTCGGCGCATTTCCCTAGCATCGTGTGTGGCATTTTGCGCCACATGAAGCCGACATCGCCGTCGCCAGGATAGTACTCAGCCCACCGCGCCGTGCCGCTATACGCGAACCGCTGGCCCTGTGTCAGGCGGTAAACCGTGACTGTCGCCGCATCCAACTGCAGCACGTCGCCGCTGGGCTTGACGCGGAACGTCGGATCATCACTGCCGGCCATCTCGCCGGTATCAGCCGCACGGATCCGCATGAAGTCGATGGACGTGATCGGCGCGTACTTGCCTTTGCGCTTGGTGAAATGGATCAACCGGTCCAGCGGATGCACGCCCTGCCTCGAGCAGTCGAACAGGAATAGCTTCAACTCGGCATCGGTTGCACCGACAGCGACGGTGTTCTTAATGAGCGTCAATTCGTCCGGCGTAACCGGTCTGGCTTCAGGCTGCACTAACGTGGTCGTCATGGCTTGTCTTCTCTCACACGTTGCAGCGCTTTCGCTGCTCGTTCTAGTCGTTGGTCTCGCAACCGGCAGCACACGTCACAGAGCGGCCCAGTATCGTCTCGGTTGCGGTAGAACTCTGCCCGGCATTCAGGGCAGACGGCATTCGGTCTGGTGTACGGCCCGTTGAGCCAGTCCGAATGATCCTGATCCGAATCCCAATGGCTCACGGCCGTTGCCCCAACCGCGCCGCCGCTTCCAGCCGCTGCCGTTGGTCGTCCTGGCCCCGGCTCAACGCGGACCGCACGTCCTGCCGCAGTTCCTTCTGACGTTGAAATCTGAGCGCATCTTCGGTGATCTGCTGTTGCCGCCGGTACTGCCGCCGCCGCTCTAACCAATCCGTGCGCTGCGTGTCCACGGTGCGGTACAGGCCTATAATGGCATCAGCGATCAGTGTCACCACGACCGTGAAGAACCCGATCGCGAGCACCAGCAGCATCACCGCCAGGATTCCCATCACCACCTGCTCAAAGAGCGACTCCGGCATCATGCCTGCCTTCCTTCAGCGCCAGCGACTGCCGCGTCGGCAGTACGGATCACCGCGATGCGCTCGTACGACTGGTACGTATCAGAATCAGAGACGCAATCTGGTGCGTTGCGGAACTCCTGCAACATCGCCTTTAACGCCGACAAAAGATCGTCTCTCTGCTGGAACAATTTAGCTACGGCTATCAACGGATCATCTACACAGAATTTAGACATGGCGATTCCAGTCCGCTTCACCCTGATCCACCACCTCGGCCAAGCGTCTATCGACGAGACTGATCAACATCCGGCGATGATGTTCGGACTTCTCGAAGTGCGTGATCTCAAACCCGCTGGCGTAGTAACGAAGGCGGATCCAATAAAACTTTGGCGCCGGATGGCGTGGGACGGTGTCGAGCGTCGTGGTCATCTCAGAATAACCTCGCGGCTAGAGTGATCAGCCACAGCACCAGCGCCCAACTGCCGACGATCACCAGCGCTGCAAAGAGCAAGTCCTCGCCTCTCATCGGCGGCGGTGCAGGCATCTCATGTCCCTCCCGGATCATGCGACACCCGCGAGGACTTCAGGGGGAACCCCGGTGAGCGCCGCCATCTTGCGCGCTTCGTCTCTCACGACCACGCCCACCCCACGCTCCAGGCGGCTGTACTTGCCCTGACTGAAGCCGAAGACTCGCGCGGCCTCGCGCTGGCTCAGGTTGAGGGAGAGCCGCCACTGCAGGAGGCTCTTGTGCGAGTTCGGATTGGTTCGAATGCGACTTCGTGCTACTCTTGTGCCCATTGAGTAAGCAGATTACTCAGACTGTGATAGGCTGTCAAGCACTAATTTTCGGAAATCTGAAAGGACCATGCACATGAAGATCGCCCCCGCTCTCCTGCTCGCGCTCGTCGCCGTCCCTGCCGCCGCCACGCCGCCTGACGCGCGGTTTGCCAATGCCAAGACCGTCTATATCGAACCGCTCGACCCGCTGGAAGGCGACAGGCCGGTCGCGGCCTGCATCGCAGAGCACCTGCCGGCCGCGCTGCCGCTGACCATTGCCGCCACCAAGGAAGAGGCCGACATCGTCCTACGGGTCAAGGCCAGGATCTCAGGCGATACCATGCGGCAGCTTATGGCTGTGCTGGGTTCGATTCAGCTCTGGGCGCTGGCGCCAGATGGGACGCAGTTCTGGTCAGGGAAGACGTCAGAGGACCGCGCCAATGCGACCACGCTGCCGCCAGACAAGGCCGACGTACCCTGCCTACTGGCCGACGCCGGGATCAACATGCTCAGAAATGCCTTAAAAAAGGCCCGGAAAAATACTTCAAAATAGGTGTTGACATACCCTAACGATTGGGTTTAATCTCACTTTATGGTCATTCACGCACGTAAGAACGGCGCCGCTAACGACCGCCGAACGCGTACCCCTCGGTGTCGCCCGCTAGGGCACATCATCGGCGGCACACGCGCAGCATGGTACGTAACATCAGATACGACCGCCGACGTCACCTGCGCCAGATGCCGACGGCTGATAGAGGCCGACACTAAAGCTGTCGCGCCATTCGCGGACATTCCGCAGAGCGCCACTCGCGACCGTCAACTTGACATGTGGCGGCAGGCATGAAGAAGAACCCGGTCCTGCACGCAGCGGCTGTCGCCCTTGGTCGCAAGGGTGGCAGCGTCCGATCAGAAGCGAAAGCCGTTGCCGCTCGAGCCAACGGGAAGAAGGGAGGCAGGCCGGAAGAGGTCTGCGTCTGTGGCCATCAGCGGTCCAGCCACTTCATCACCCATACCAAGGGGAAGAAGCGCTTTCACTGGCACCAGTGCTCCTGCTGTCGCTGCCTGGAATACCAACGTGCCGAGATGTCGTCACCTCGGCTATAATTGCTCTCTGCGCGAGATGGCCGACCGCATCCAGAATGCGGGTTTGCCCCTTGGTCGGAAGGGCGCATCGTGGTGTCCCAGCCGCCGACCATCTCGCGACAGATTCAGGTAAATCAGTGTGGTTTCTTCTCTGGCGAATCGAAGAGCCGATCTAGACGATCCATCACCTGCTCCCATCGCCGCCACTGCTTCTCGCGCAGGTCCAGCGGTTGCCCGCGCATCCCCTCAGTGAACATCTCGGCCAGTGCCTTGACCGCGAGCGCCCATGCCGTGATCGGATCTATGGCGTCACCCCTTGCTTCACGACCACCAACCCCTGTCGCTTCATCGCCACGCACAACGCCCGTTCAAAGACGTCCTTGCGATACGATGCCGCCTGCTCCTGCCACTGCAAATTGTCCACGACATCGACCACGGCCCCACCTGAACAATATGGCACGACGTGATCGACCACCCATCCCGGCCGTCCGTTCGGGTAGCCCGTCTGCCGCCTGAATTGGTTCATGGCTGGCGTGGGCGCTCGCTTGGTGCCGACCTCGATGTCGAGGCTCATGTCTACGTCTGGCACCTGCAGCGCGCCTGCCAGCAGCACCGCAGCCAGTATCCCTCTCATCATGGCTGATTAGTTGGCGGTTTAGACCGCCGCAGTAGCCCGCCCAGCAGACCAGCCAGCCCTGAGACCGCTCCACCTTCGCCAGCCGAGTACCGGCAGGCGATAACCGGCAGAACCTGCTTCATCGTCTCTTCGACGTCCTCGACAAGGTCATGGATCTGCTTCTGGATGGCCGCTGTGTTGTTGTTGGACTGCACCGCTAAGGCGTTCATCTTGGCGTCCATGCCGAGGATGAGCTGCATCTGCGCGTCCAGCTTCCGGATGATCTCGGCATACTGGTCATTGGACGGTGGCGGCTCCGGCGTCGGGTCTGGTCCCGGTCCGACGTCAGATTTAAGCTGCAGCGGCCCTGGCACCGCGACGTGCGCCGCTGTCGGCTGAACCCAGTCCGGATACGGCGGGGATCCGGCCGCGGGATGCGGCGTATAGGCTACCTTGATCCGGCGCGATGTGGCATTTACCGCTACGTCAGTCAGGTAGTCATCCCAGGAGCCGTCCACGTTGGACATCAGGGTGTCTACGCCCACCCCTGCATGCTGCGTCTGGCCGGGATTCTTCCTGATGAAGCCGATACTGCGGTCCATCGCGTTGATCTTCAGGCCTGCCCGCGTGTTGACTTGGCCTTTCGCGGCGTCGGCTTGGTCGTTCGGAACGATCAACGACTGGAACTCGGCGAGCGTCTGCTCGTACACCGCTGAAAAGTTCTGCATTTATCGGGACTCCCTAAAGCCGTTCATGATCAAGTTCATATCGCACCGGACACGCTCGAGCGCTCGCACCAGATCCTTCTGCTCCCATTCCTGCATCTGATCGAACTTGTCGGCATACCAGCGCTCCGGATGTACCGACCAGTAGCGGTTCCAATCGCGGATCAGGCCGCGCATCCGCGCAGCAAACAGCACATCAGCCAAGGTCACGCACGCAGCGGAGTCGGGCGCCAAAAGATCTTCCGGCAATCGAAGCAGTAATCGTGGTTGTCGTGGCCCTCGAGCCGATGCGTCCTGTGCTCGACCAGCCAGCGCTCCCGCGGCGTCCGCACCTCTGGCTGTTTCGCGAGTGCCGCTCTGAGCGCGCGTTGGATCTCATAGTCGTCAGGCTGCATGTTTCGGCCACGAATGCCCGCAGCCCACACAGGTCCATGTCCCGTTATTGCTCTCGATTGTCGGCTTCGCCCCAGGTTTGTCCGCGCTATGGCACCGCGGGCAGATCACCGGCACGGGTATCTTGGTCATGTCAACCATGCACCCACGACGCACGCTGCGGCCAACCATTCCCACCGGACACGGGATGGAGCCTGGAACGCCGCCAGCAGGAAGAACACCATCGCCAAGACCAAGCACAGCAGGCGTCCGGTCAGCATTATCGATCCTCTTCGAGATCCGTCACGACCGACGGTTTCTCAACACCATTCGCCGCGTCTTCGGCCTTCTGTTCCTGCCGTGCTTCCAGCGCCGCCTTCATCACGTCGGCCTGCGGCGTATGAGACGGCGCCCCGTCTTCGCGGATCGGCGCCGGCATCACCCGCGCCTGTGTCTGCACCTCTAACGGCGCGTACTGCTGCAGCTTCTTGCGGATGGACTTGTCGATCAAGGATGACACCATCACCATACCAGACACCATACACCACGCAATCAGCCCGACGAGCGACTGCGGCAACGTCATGTAGTCCGGCGGGGGTGGCTCGAGGAACAGGAACGAGACCGATGCCAACACCATCACGACTGAGATCCCGAAACGCAGTTGTTCCTGATGGATGTTGTTGTCAGCGATGGCCCGCCGTGGCCCGTTGACCTTCGCCGCCGCCAGGATGGAGGAATCAATGTGCGCATCCCGCAAGGCGTAGATCGAGATCGCGACAGCCGCCAGGGAGATTAACGTGAACGTCGATTCCACAGGCGTTGCGTGCTGGACGATGAGTTTCCACACCTCATAAACCCCTTAGTGATCCTCTCGCGGCTCTGGCGTGTCCGCGCCTCGTTTCGATGTCCGTCCCGTCACGTCGGCTTCGTACTCCAACCGCTTGAGACGTGCCCGTGCGACCTTTAACCGTCGATTGAGTTCTTTCCGTTCTTGCTCGCGCAGCCAGTCTTCCGCCTCCGGCTCAGGACTTGGCGGAATGCCAGTGATGCCGGTAAACCATCGCCGAAGCCGCGCGATCACGACGTTGTTTCCTTTCGCTGGACGAAACCCCCGCCCCGCGCCCGCTGCGTCCGTTCTGCGACTTCCGCTAATTTAAACGCGAGATCCTTGAACTCGTCGCGCTCTTTGGTCAGTTTGGCAATCTGTCCCTCAAGGCCGGCCACGATGTCGTGATGCGTGTCATACGGGAGCACCCACCGCCGCGCGAGCGCCGCCACCGCCACAATCGCCATGCCCAGCGCGCCGATCTTCGACGGATCTTCGAGCAGTTTCTCCAGCACTGATCATTACCAGAACACCGCGGCAATATTGCCGAAGGATGGATCGACCACCCCATCGCCACCGATGCCGGCCACCCGTAAATAGATGATGCCTGTGAGACCCGCCGCCACGGTGGCCTGTGCGGAGACGAGTTGGCCGCTGACCCCGCCATTATTGATGTCGATTTCCGTGCCGGTCCCACCTTCGCCGTCAATTGGCGTCCACGTCGTCCCATCCGCAACTGTGGAATATTCCAGAAACATCTTCGCGCCAGCCGCCGCATTGGATTGCAGTCTGACCATCAGCATCACTCTCGTATAGCCATTGATCAGGAATGGGATGCGATTCGTACCAGTTGGTGCCGTTGGTCCCAAGAACTCAGCCCGCGTAGACGGTTGATTCGTCCAAGTCGTCACCGCCGTTCCAGTTCTGGTGTGAAATGTAACCGTCGTTCCGCGGAGCGTCGTCTGCGCCGGTTGAAAGTACCCGACGCTTTCACCATCCGACCCAAGGAAGCTGCCCGCCGGCCCAGGCTGCAACGCCTGCCACTTCCCGCCCTCCGTGCCGACGATGATGGTGCCTTCTGATGGTGTGGCCGCAACCGTGTCCGAATGTGACGATGAGAGCAGGGTGCTCGTCGCGATTGTGCCAACCGATGTGGTTGTCACCACACCACCCGTGGTCCCGATCACAAGTTTGACGATTGCCGGATTCGTGGAGGTATCGATCCAGAAGTCGTTCAGCGCCACACAATCAGGCGGTGACACGGCCGGTGTGGTCGGACGTTTAAACGTCCAAATCTCCTGACCCTGGAACCGCTGCGGCCGACCACAGGGCAACGTGCCGCCAACCACCGTCAGCGACAACGCCTGCGGATCTGTGCCGTTTAGAGCGTCCGTGACCAGCACGGTAAAGCTATTCGCCCCAGCCGTGCTGGGCGTGCCAGAGAGCAGACCTGTTTCGGCGTTGAGCGTCACGCCCGTGGGTAAGGTACCGGACGAGACGGACCACGTAAACGGAGCCAACCCGCCTGTATTGGCGAGCTGGGCACTATAGGGAACGCCTTGTGTGGCGTTTGCCAAAGTCGTGGTCGTGACTGTTGGCGCCGTATACGAAGCATTGATGGTCAGCGCCAGGATTTGATCGGCGGTCAGGGATGAGGTCGCATCCGTGACCCGTACCGTCACCGTTTGCGTCTGGGCCACCGTCGGCGTACCAGAGATGACACCCCCAGCCGACAGCGTCAGGCCGGTTGGCAGCGTGCCGCTCTGCACTGCCCAAGACAGCGTCCCGATGCCTAACCCTTGCAGCGTCACGCTGTACGGTGTCCCGACGGTACCTTGCGCCAACGGCGAGGTCGTGGTGATCGTGGGCGGTGTAAATGCGGTCGCCGCACCGCCATTTCTCACAGTGGCGGTGGCCGTCAGGATCGCGCCGACGTTCGCGCCGATGTCGGTCCCGTCTGTGGCCGCGTTGTTGTACGCGCTCGTATCCAGCAGCGCATAATTCGCCGGCCCGTCCGCATCCGGATCGCCGTTCGACGTAAAGTTCTCAAACGCCGCTTCCCACGCCGCAGGCGTCGGGAAGAAGTTGCCCGTCATGGTCCCGCTCGCACCACTCACGTACAGGTTGGCACTGGCCCCCGCAAACGTGTTGTTCTGCACGGTATAACTGGCCGTGTTGTTCTCGAGCGCGCCCGTCCCTTCGCCACCAGCCGTGCCGAAGAATCCAAACGAGACCCGCCGCGCCATGTTGTTCTTGAACACGAAGTTGACATGCTTGGTGGAGTTGGAGAACTGCACCAACCCACGCATGAAATGCCCAATCGTGTTGTGGTCGAACGTCAGGTTGACGATCTTGCCGCCAGGATAACTACTGGCCCCGATCGCATAGACACCAGACCCGCCATCGGCCCAGGCCGTATTTGAGTCGATGACGAGATTATTGCGAAACGTCACATTGGTCATGTCGGCCGGTTTATCGGCCGCAGTCCCAGAGGCATACTCAGCCCCCTGCATCGACACCCAGCCGTCGATGTGCTGCCAGATATTGTTCTCGATGACGACATCGCGCGTCTGCCCCCACTCGTGCCCGTTGCTCTGGTTGGTCGATTTCAACCACATGGAATAGCCCTGATCGGAGCCTTTCCAGTGGTACTCAAAAATATTGGAATCGACGTTCACGTTGGCGCCGGTCTTCAGCTCAAACAGGTTTTTGACCTGCCATTTTGAACTGGACGGCACAGTCGTCGCTGCCGTCCCAGCAGACCCTGTATCGGTATACGTGTTGGTGCCGACCGCGACTTGGAAGTACATCGACACCGTGCTGGTCCGGCCGTAGATGCGATAATGCGAGGCCGTTGGCGACGGTTGCCAATCGATTTTGACGTTGCCGGTGGCGTTCAGCGTGGCCGTCACCGTCTGCGGCAGCGAATAGCACGTATTGTTGGCATAGCAACCGGTATTGATCGCCACAACCTTGTACTCGTACGAGCCGGCCGCAAGCGATCCCGATGCCGTGCTGGGTGTCGCCGATGCCGACGTGACGGCATCGATGATTGGCGAGCGCCACCGTAGCTGCTTCGTGAAATAGTTCCGCCGCACCGTGATGTTGGACGCCTGCACACCGGCCCGGATGTCTCCTGGCACGTCAGGCACCGCGGCGATCGGATCAAAGGTGATCGAACCCGTCCCGCCGCTGCCCGTGATCGATCGGATGATCGTGTGACGCCGCTGCGTCCCGGCATTGGTCAGGACCGCAATCAACTGCCCGACCGACAGCTCTGCGAGCGTATGCGCGTTGCCAGACGCAAAATGGTTGCTCACTGAGACCGATGCACCAGTCGTGGTAGGCGTGCCAGTGACGGTCATCACGGTGCGCTGGCACGGATCGGCGCCGCCAAACATGATGTTTTCAGCGGCCGCCTCAAGATAGTTGTTTTCAATCCGGTACGGGCCGCTGCCGTTGCCGCCGACAATCGCCTGCGAGTCCTGACCGAGCGCAGCCAGCCCTTCCAGGCGGCTGTTGATCACGTTCATCCGCTTGCCGCCGAGCGTGATGCCGACCTTTTGGCCCGTGATGGCGTTGGCCTTGATCCACACGCGATCGATTTCGACGTCTGTGGGCTGGTCCGCTTCGTACTCCTGGTAGCCGCTCGCATCGCAAGCGTTGCCGCCGAGCCGGAGGATGTCGTTAAAGCCTCCCGGCTCGCTTGGCAGGTACAGGCCGAGCAGCCGGTAGTGATGCGCCCCCTCCGCCATCTTGAACGTCGGATCGCCACTACCAGAACCGATGACCGTCGGCAGGACCGCCGCGTAATCAGGCGTGATGCGAACGCCGGCAGGTGGCAGGTTGGCATCAGCCGTATCGGACCGGATCGTCAGGAAACTGGAACCAGCCTTGACCGGTAGCGTCACGGTTCCGGTGAACGTCTCGCCAGCCTTCAACGTGATCGTGTCGCCGAGCGCCGCCGCATTGACCGCGGCCTGCACCGTCGTATGATTGCATCCAGAAGCGCACACGGTCCGTGTCGTCTGCGCCTGCAACGGCGCCGACGCCAGTACGACAATCGCGAGCGCCGCTAGCCTGATTAATCCCTTCATCCCTGCCCCCTCAAGACTCGGAACCGTGCCGCCACTTCCGTCAGCAACCCTTGCTGTTCTTCTGGCGTCAATTCGCGCCCCACTCGCCGTGTTTCCAACGTCAGCCCCACCGCCGCGATCAACGGATTCTGGCCGACAGCCGCTGCTAAATCTGCCGCCGCCTTCGCCGTGTCGTAGGTAGCGATCTCTTCTGGCGTGGCTTCCCTAATCGCGCCATCTTGCACACGCTTGGTGCGATGATCCGGATGCGGTGTGTCGTCGTCTTCCAAGCTGACGAGCGCTTGCGTCTCTGGATTGATCTCAGGCTGGTAGTACCCACCTTCGAGGATTTGACCACTCGCGATGTCGTACTTGTAGAACCTCATATCCACCGCCATCCGGTCAGGTAGATGTGCCCTGTAGCAGCCCCACCAGTGATGTAGGTATAGGCGCCCTGATATTCGGTGTACACGTCAGGCATGTCGAAGGCATAATTCGCCGCGGGGACGCTGACAAAGGAACTCCCAGAGTCGCCGTAGAGCGCGAGCGTACTGTAACCGTCAGGCACACCCGCCGCCACCATGCCCAGGCCCGCAACGGTGGCTTGCCCACTATTCCGCAAAATGACACGGACCGGCGGCACCAATGAAGACAGGTCCATCAGGAGCGGCACGTTAGACGTAGACAGACCCCAATCATTCGCACCGGCACTACTGGTCAACCGCTTCACGTCTCTGTCGTATGCCGTGAACGCCACGAAATTGCTACTCGCGTTGTTGTACACGTACCCCAATTTGACCGATTGGTCATAACCCGTGGGCATTGTCAGCGCCGTGTCGTTGAGCGTTACCGCGACTTTAAACTGGAAATCTGCCGTGGCTGTGGCCGTCCACGATGATCCGTTGAACGTATAGTGCTGACCGTTGGCATACACGTTCGTCGTCGCCTGATTCCACGCGACATACGCGGTCCCGTTGGTGGCGTAATCACCCTGCAGAACGATATAGTAGGTCGTCGCAGACGTGAACGTCGGAGACGACCGGAACGGAAACCGAATCCACTGCGTGGCTGTCGCTGGTACTGCCCCCGCGTCTAATTTATCGCTCGTCGCCAGAGCGGTACCGCTGGGATTCCCCCCAGAACTCGCCTCCACCGTGATCCAAAAAGTACCAGTCAAGGATCCAGTGCGCCCGATAGAAATATCAATAAAGGGCAGCGGTCCGCTGGAACTCACCTGAAAACTCTGAGCCAATTTAATATTGGTGGTAGGCCCAGAACGTAACGAACTGCTCGCCGCCCCAGTCGTCTGTTGCTGATCAATGGTGTACGTTCTGGCCCGATGCAGCATCATCCGGAGATCAGCATTGGCTCCAGTGGAAGACTTCCCAACCAGGTACACTTCGTACCACGTCGAAGCCGTCTCGGTGCCTGTATCCAGCCCCCCAAGTCCGCTGACGGTCACATCCGCCGTCAGTGGAAAACTCGTCGGTAAGTACCGCGCGCCGTCACTCATCACAACTTCGTCCAACTTGAGCAACGCCACCTGGAATGGCGCCGCTAAGGCATTGGGATGTGTCCGCAGATGCAACCCGCGAAACGACTGAATCACCTTCTGAACCGTGCCGGTCCAGATCCCACCCGTGATGTTAATCAGGAACGCATTGACCCGATCCACGATGGCGTTGAGCCATGCCGCGGTGACGAGTTCGCCGGTTGAGATGTTGGTGAGCGCCATTAGCCAACGCCCTCAGTCGGCACTTCCTCAGGTGGAATAGCCTCAGTCGGTACGTCGAGTCCTTCGTAGATCAGGCCACACAACAGACAGCACGCCATCTTTGCCGCCTCAAGCACCATCGGATAATTCCCACACGGACACTTGATCCGCATCGCGTCTTCTTGCACCAGTACTTCTGGCGTGGTCGTCGCCGTCTTGGCCGGCGTCCGCTTCAGCGCACGCCGCTGCGCTCGCAGGTACTGATCGCGCGTCTCGATCTCTTGGCCGTAGATAATGATCGCCATCATCAGAATCCGGGCACAGTCGTTAAACCAGCCTCAGACGAACCCGCGATCCCGGCAAACCAGTATTTCTGCGTGTCGGCTGGCCGCAGATGCCACGTACACCAGACCAGCGGCCCATTCGCCGCGCCCTGAATCTCGAGCCGCACTCCACTAATCGTGAACTCTTCCGAATCCAGGCCGACGACGTCTTCGGTAATCGCGAACCGATCTCCAGGCTCCCGCATCAACATCAGATTCAGCAGCGTAGGGTTCAGGTTGGCGAGGAACGTGATGGAAGACACCCGCGCATAGATGCGGGATAGGCTGTTCTTCAGGTAGGAGTTCACGTCAGACGCCACGTTGGTATCGGACTGGAACGGCATCTCGACTTGCAGCACCTGATGCCCGTACGGCACGTCTGGCACGTCGCCTTCGACCACGACCGTGGAGCGGTAGATCCCCTTACCCCGCGCCTGGAGACGGATCAGGTATCCACCCACGGTCCCGTTATTCTGAATCGTGGGATAGCGGACACCGCTCCCGGTGTAGCTCGCCACGACCGTTAGGTCATCAGTCAGATCGATCCCGGTCCCATCCTCCAGCGTGTTGAGCAGGTAATCCGTCGTCGGCACAGGCGGGATCATGTCGAACCCGCCCACGTTGTCGCCTGGGTTCAGCGGATCTCGGTAGCCGCCAAACAGATAATCGATGTTCTTCCCAGGCGGAATGAATGTGGACGTCTTCTGCAGCTCGTACAGCACCACCGGATCGGTATCGGTCCGTATAGGATGCGCGAAGACCTGTACGCGGCTGATGAGATCGTCACGCGATCCAGGCACGACCAATCCGCCACGGGCGATGTCACTCTCGAAGGTGTGCCAGACGAACGTATTCGTGGCCGCGTACTGCCGTGTCCGATGCGCGAACAGCCCACCACCCGGAGCGGTCGTGCCGATGATGGCGATGGTAGACAGGTCGCTCGAGCAAATCTCATGAAGCAACTCGCGGATCGTCATCGAGTCTTCGCGAGCGCGGTCGAAGGCCAGCGAGAAGGTATCCAACCCCGTCTCAATCGTGCGCTGATTGGGCCGCAACTCAGGCGGCAGTGCGTCCAGCACCATTTGCACGAGTTCAGAACTGGTCGTGTCGGTCTGTACATCGAGCGGCGGCACCGGCAACCGGGAGTAGTCATCCATCAGGTCGAAGGATAAGCACCGCGTCATGCGGTCCTCTTGCGCTCCTGGCGTCACGCGGATCCCGGCTAGGCGTCCTCGGTGTTTGTAGTACGTTGTAGAGTTCGTGAGCGGCCGCAACGCGATCGTCATCGCGCACCATGAATCGGTTGTGACACCTGCCGATCCGGTTGAGGTAAACGCCACAGGGTCGAAGGCGCCCGACGTCCACGACACCCATCCGCCACCGATGGAAATATCGTTATTGTCCGCCTGTGTCCGCGCGAGAAAATTGGTCAGGTTTGACGATGAATACGTACCGCCCGTGGTACTGGCCCCAGCCCCAAACGCCACCACCACCGATCCAGGTGTGGCCGGTGTAATCGCTGGCGGATTAGGTAGGACGGTATTGATGCCGGTCGCTGTAGTCGCAGCGACATCCAGGACCGCTGGATCAATGTTGCGGAAGACATGCACCACCAATGCAAAGGCATCGAGCACACCACCACCGCTGTTGACAATAAATGACGTTTCCGGTGTGGCCGGCATGAAGCGATACGCCACCCGCAGATTGGTGTCGAACGAATCATCAGCGTACAGTTCAGTCCCGATCAGTGTGTAGTCGGTCCCACCTGTATGAGTCTTGATCGCCGCCGTCGGATCGGTGCCGACCGTAGCCGTCCCAAGCGCAACCATCACCAGATCACCAGCTTGCGGTGTAGACCCCACACCTCCGGTCAGGTTGAATGTGGTTGTAAGATTCGTCGCCGTCCCATCCCTGCCGTTGGTTTGTCCGCCCACGTAGACTATGTCTGGCGAGATCGGTGTAAACGAGAACTCAATCGGGATGTTGAAGTCGAACCCGCCGCGCTTGATGGCGTTGAGCGGCGAGTAAAACCCAAGCGTCTGCTCTGAGTTCCACTCGCCGTTATTGAAGGCCCACGTCATCGACCCAGGCTCTGCGACCAGATCCGTGGGCGATGAGCCGAGAATGCCGTACTCAATGACAATCGGATCGGCCGACCGTAGATCAGCAAACGGATCGACCGTCACCCATGAACTGCCGCCGAACTTGTCCGTGGCGAACTTCGCCGACGCGAAGGCGCCACCGCCAGCCCCTAATCGCAGGGCGAAGTTGACCGACTCCATCAGACGAGGCTCGACTGGAAGACGAGATACGCCACGCCGTTATAACTGATGTAGCCGCTGGCAATCGCAGGCGTCCCGGATGTGTCGATCTCAAACCAGAATTGATGATTCGTGATGACCGCCGGAGGTCCGAACGGATTCATGTGCGACGGCTGCACCCGATCCGTCTCGATGGAATCCGTCACGCTGCCGATCTGATCGCCATCCAGAGCCATCAGCCCGCCCTCTTCGTGGTCTGCACCGTGGACCGGATGAGCGCTTGCAGGCGAGCGCTTTCAGTCGCCTCTCGCCCGCGCAGATACCGCACCAGTTCGGCGGCGCCGTCATCGCTCCCTGACCCGCCACCCACGATGGCAGCAGCGACGTTTCCCTGCATCGCTTCGTTCAGGATGATCTCTCCAGGCGTCAACATCGCCGGCACGGAGTCGGACCCGCGCCGCATAAAGGGCAGCACGCGGCCACCGCTCGCGAACTGCTGAATCCCATGAGCCGTAACGAGTCCGCCTCGTTTCGCGAAGAATCGCTCGCCGCCACCGAAGGATGGCAACTGCACCGGATCGACGTTGAACCCGACGTTGATCGTTTTGTGCGTGGGCAGTCCGGTGATGGCGCCGCCAAGGCTGCGCGTGATCGCCTCGGCCAGCTTCTTGACCTCGTCTACCACGCTCTTGAATCCTTCGCTCATCGTCTGCGCGAAGGTGATCCCGCTGTCCTCGAGGTTTTCGATCTTGTTGCCCGCCGCATCCGTCAACAGCCCCTGGTCGATCATCGCCTGCAGCATCGGCTTCATCGCCGACGGCACTTCCACGCCCATCTTCACGGCCTGCTTGACGTAGTCGTTGACGCTCTGGGCCATCCGCGCCGTGATGGCCACAGTGTCGATGCCCGCCGCATTGAGGACCGTCCAGTCCTTAAAGATTTGCTGGGCCTGCTTGTCGAGTTCCTGCCGCTGGAGTGCTGGCCCCAACTCTTCGATCGTGAACCCGTACCGCTTGGCGGTTTCCATCGCCAGCGCGAGCGCATCCTCTTGGAACTGGAACGCCGCGTTGAGATCATCAACAGCCTTCTTGTACGCCTCCGGCGTCTTCGCGTCGAGCATGGCCTTGAGCGTCACGCCGGCCGCAGCCGCCTTGCGGTTGAGCGCATCCAGCCCGCCAGCCATCTGGACGAATTGCTCGCGGACCGGATTCACCTGCTTTTCAACGCTGCCGAACAACTTGCTGAAGGCGCCGATCAGCGGCCCAGCCAGTGATCCGATGGCCGCGCCAATCGGACCGGTCATCCCTAACGCCTTACCGATGCGCTCGCCCAGGGTTGAGCCGATCTGCGAACCGATCCCCTTCAGAGCGCCGAGGATGCCACCGCCACCAGTGAAGGCGGCTGCGATCATTCCCGGTACGCCCTTCAGGACACCCTTCAGACTCTGGCCGAGCGTCTGCACTTGCTGCTGCACCGGTCCCGTGAACTGAAACGATGCCTCGATGTCCTTAGCCGTCCTGACGACGTCTTCGCCGGCTATCCCGACGTTCTTCAGCTCGTCGGTCATGCCCCTGAATCCGAAATTGGCAATGCGCGAGTTCTGCTCGACCTTCTCAACAGCCGCCGCCAGCGGAGCCAACTTCGATTCGTCATACCCGCGCCCGATCTTCTGGAGCGCTTCCGGAACTTGGGCGAGTCCGCCTTCGAGTTGCTTAACCTTACTGGTCAGCGCCGCTGCCTCGTCCCGATACCGCTTCGCTTCGGCAGACGCCTTCGATTGCGCCTTGGTAATTTCTTCATGGGAGCGTGCCAGATCCTTCGATACGACTTCTTCTTCACGGAGCGCTGCGGTCAAGTCTGGAACGACGATCCCCATAGCGTTGACTGACTGCTTCCACTTCTCGACACCCTTCGCGGCGTCACCAGTGATCTTTGGCAGGTCTTCTGATTGGCCTCGGAATGTGCGGATGGCCGCTCCGGCGAACTCCCATGCGGATCCGATGCCTCGAATCAGCGGCAGGATGCCGGACAACTCACCGGCCATCTTGCCGAGCCACGACACAACATCCACCGTGACGCCGATCAATTTACCGATCGGCCCAATCAGCCACCGCCCGATGGCCATACCGAACGCCTCGGCATGAATCAGCAGTGACGACAACTGCATCTCGAAGGCTTCCGCCTCGGCGGCTTGCTCAGCCGTCCACGGTTCGATGTCGTTTGTCAGCTTGAACGCCGCGGCGAGATCAGGGAGCACGGCCATCAGTTCTTTGGCCGATTTACCGGTGAGCGCTTGCGCTGTCGCGGCCCGCTCAGAAGGATCCTTAATCCCGACGAGACCATCAGCGATCAGTTGCAAGAGATGATCAGGTCCAGCGTCACGCAGTTGTTCCGTCGTGAGGCTCATGGACCGCATGGCCTCATCCCATTTCTTACCGCCTTCGCCCATCTTGACTTGTATTTTGAAGACAGCATCGGTCAGCGTGCCGAGGTCGCTACCAGCCACCTTGGCCGCATTCTGCAACCGCGACAACGCTGGGACGCTCATGCCGGTCTTGTCGGCCATGTCGTCCAGGCCGGCACCGACAGCTGCAGCATTGGATGCGAGCTTAAACGCAGCCGTCCCGATCGCCGCGAACGCGGCCACGCCAGCCGCTGCCGCGAGCGTGGCGCCGCCGAGCGATTCCGACAACGCGAGCGTGGCAGATTTGGCCGTACCCATCGGATCCGAGATGGCCCGCTGGATGTCGAAGCCACGGACGAAGCTCTGCCAACTAGATGAAGCTCCAGCCAGCGCATCCTGCTGGTCCGTAATCGCTTTGCGGACCCGCAGCATATCGGCCGGCGCATCTTTCCCTAACGCCCTGAAGGCATCCAACCCCTTATCGATGGTACGCTTCATCGAGTCGAGGTCGCCTGACATCAACTTCGCGGCGCCACCCACCGCATCCAGACCACGCGCGGCATTGACCCCACGGTCTGCCATCCGCTGGTAGTCCTCTGTCACGCTCTTGATCGATGACTCGAGCTTTTCGAGAGACTTCTGCGCAGCCGTGCCGACCGGCGTGTTACCGAGCTTCGACAGATCAGCGTCGAGACTCTTGGCCTTGACGCCGATCGACGCCAGAGCCTTCTGGATCGATTCGTCGTTGGCGCCGATTTTGACGATAAGGGAAGTGATCGCCACTAGCGCACCTTCCGCTTAATCAGGTCTTTCTTCGTCAACGACTTCTGGCCCTTCTGCCGACGCGAGTTGATCAGCCAGAGCGCCAGATCGGCGAGCCGCTCGAGCGAGCGATCCTCGCGTTGGATCTCTGCCTCCAGCCGCCAGGATAATTCCCGCGGCGTCAGGGCGCCGAACTCCACCGCCGACAAGCGCAGGTAGCCGATCCCGGCTCGTTCCATACGCTCAACCCAGCGGGCAAAGACCGTCATGCCGTCGTTGTCTCGGCCTTCTGACTGGTCTCCGTCGAAGGGTTTGGCTCATCGCCGTCATCCCTTCCCCAGACACCAGACGCCTGCATGGCATCGGTCAAGGCGGACAGCAACTTGGCCGCGTTGCCGCCGTCATCGATAAAGGTTTGGATGAGTGCCTCGGCCTTCTTCTCGGTCATCCGATGATCGGCGTGCTTCAGACCGTAACAGGTCATCAGCACCAGCGCATCGGTGGTCTGACCGTTGCGCAGGAGCGAGGTAATGCCGTGCGTCGAGGCGCGGTCCAGTTCGCGAGACGTCGCGATGGTGAACCGGAACTGGACATCCGGCTGGCCGGGAATCAATGGAAACGAAACACTAGTCACGAGTCCTGCTCCTTGGCGTGATGGGATCGACGGTGCGCCGATGTGACCACGCCCGTGGTCCTGACGTCATGTCAGGACATCGGACTTATTGCCCGACGACTGAAACACTAGAACGTGCCGACGGTACGAGAGCTAACGCGCAGTTCAACGGTAAACGTCGTGATCCCGTCAACGCTGGACTGCGGTCCGGTGTAGGACAGGCAGGAGCACTGGCCGGTGATCTTCGTCTGGCCCACAGCAGTGCCACCAGGCCCGTACTCGTAGTCCAGTCCCTGCTTGCTCTCAATACCAGAGAAGAAGGTCTCGGCAGGAGGAGACCACTTCCCACTCAGGCTGAAGCCCTTCGTGGCAAAGCCAGGGATGATGTTTTTAATTGGGACAGCAACCCCAGGCTGGAACGTGGTGCCGTCCACCTCGTCCTGATCGCTGGATCCGTCGATGCCGTCGAGGTACGTGCTGATGTCCGTCAGCACGTTGGCGGCGTTGTCGAGTTTGAAACTGGTCCCGATGCCACTGATGGCCATGCGCGTGACTCCTCTTGGTTGTCAAGAGGGCTACTCAGCGCACGCGGGGCGATCCGGCTTCCATCAAGGATCGCGTGGAGTGCTACCGCCCTATTAGCCTAGCTACGACTTAACCGGTCCTCTCCGAACTTCAGCACCGCTCGCCAAAACTCATTGATCTGAAACAGTTGAGTTCTGGTCTCGCTATCGGGCTGCAATCTTGCCCATTCCTCGTCTTTCGCCAGCACGCCTCGCATGTACCGGATCTCTTGCGCGAGCCGGTGGACCGTGTCAGGCGTCATCCCGACTTTTACGACGGGCGCGGAACGCTCGCCTTGCACGCCGTGCATTGATACTCCGGTGATCCGAACGTGCCCACGTTCACCGTCTCGAGATGTGGACACTGCGACAAACTTTCGGACTGGTCGTGATTCGGCGTAGGACCATCGCCCATCTGCGCCAGCTCCACGGCGTCCAGAATGATCAGCATCGCGTCGATCTGCGACTGCATCGTGATCAGCCACGCCCTGAACAACTGCTGGAGCGTCGTGGCCATCGTCAGACGACGGCACCGGTCAGCCTACGATTAAGAACCAGCGTGCCGGTGGTGTCAGTCGCGTACCCCACATACGAGATCCGATTCGTCGCAATCAGATCAGCCTGCGGGGCGATCCCGCCAGCCGTGGCGCTGACGACGTACGTCGTCGCCTTCGAGGTCGTCGCCCCAATATTGAGCGATCCGCCTTCGATGTACGCCACAGTCTGGTTCGCCGCCGCGCCGTTCAAGGCGATTCCGGCGCAGGTCGCTTCTTCAACTGTGCCATCGCATTGTGCCTTCCACAGTTTGCTGTCTGCGGCTTTCACATACAGCGACTGTCCTGCGGTGATGGCTTCACCAGCGATGCCTTGCAGAATCCTCGCGTCGGTCAGTGGCACAACCGTCGTTGCCGTTACTGTTAAGTCAGCCATATGTGATCTACTCCCTATGCCGATTGGTGCGCCGTGACCGTGAAGACCCCGACGAACTCCCGCACGACGATGTTGTTGATCGTGTCTTTCATCACGACGCCGTTTTGAAACGCCACGATGGCCGTCGGATAGCCTGAGACCGTCAGCGGCTTCCCGTCGAGTTCCGTCTTGATCAGGTCGCTGATCAGCAACACTTCCGAGTCGCCCCTGAAGTTGCTGACCGCCCTGACCCTGACCGACGCCGTTCCGCCCCACTTAGGACTATCAATCGAGCCACCCATCGTGTTGAACGGAGATTCATCCCCAGCCTCGACCAGCACGTACTTGGCGAGTCCTGCCGCCGGCTGATCTGAGATGTTCGCCGGAGGCACCACCGCCGTGAGCGCCGGAGACGCCTTCAGCTTCGCTAGAATCGCGGCGTGAACCGGCCCCAGTGCCAGCGTGCTGGCCATCAGTCGAGTCCTCCGAGCGCCCCATTGATCGCCGCTTCCGTGCGCTCAACGTGCGCCTGTTCCTCAGAATCAGCCGCCGGTTTCATGTACGGCACCGCGTCGATGTCCTTTGTCTTAAACCCGTACTCGTACCAGACGCCGTACACCGATGGATTCTGGTGCGCGCTGTTGCCACCACGCATCGTCAACGTCACGTTGTCGAGACCCACGCGCCAACTCAGCCCTTTACCGGACACCTGAATCGCCCGCCAAAGGTCGTACTTGTCATGCGGAGCATGGGCGCGAGCCTCACGCTGCACATTTCTAGCGGTCTGCTCACAGGCGCGACTGACGCGAGCCTTGATGTTCTCGCCGCCACGCTCCAGCGCATCCTGCAGGCCGCGAGCGCCGTCTAACTTAAAGCTCGCCTTCACTGCAACTGCTCCGTCACGTAGACATCGAGCCACTTGCCTTCGCCGGTCTCGTCGCCGTAGCTCACCACTTGGTACTTCTTCCCTTCGTACCGACCGTGCGCATAGAGTCGCATGTCAGCCCGGAGGTCAGACCGGAACGGCATCGTGATCACCGAGGCGTTCACCGACACCTGCGTGCCGAACCGCAACAGTTCGTTCCCGCCGGCACTGCGAATCTGGCACGGAATAAACGGCACGGCGGTCTCGTAGCCGTCACCGCTGGTCCCTGAAGGCACCTGCAGATCGACGGCATGGCGCAACTTCCCAAGGTCCAGCGAATCCGTTCTCGCCATCAGGCAATCACCGGATCCTTATGCCCAGCCAATACTCGATCGACTTCCTGCCAGACGCGGCTCGTATCGTCCTTGTTGTCGCCGCGGTTCATCCAGAGATGTGCCAGGACGACCATCACCCCGGCTTGGACAGACGCCGGCACGTTCTCGAGCGTCCACGTCGGCGTGACGAGCCGCCAATACGCCGTGCCATTGCACCGCTCTAGTACCAAGGCCGTCGCTTGGTCAGCCTTCTGCTGGATGGCCGCGTCGTTCTCATGGCTGTCCAACGGCTCGCGAAGGTGTTCCTTCGCGTTGGACAAGCTAACCAGCGCCATTGATCTTCACCACCGGTACCGTTGGGGCATTAAGACCGTCCTTGCCATCGCGGCCGCGCTTGACCATCAACCGCCAAGCCTTCGAGCCTTCGCCGGGTTTCGTGGTCGTCGGCTCGTTGCAATGCCAGCACGATCCGCCAGACGTCACCATCTGGCCGACGTCGTACGACTTGCCGTCCTGATAGAAGCCTTCATACGACAGACCTGCCGTTCCATCCTTGCCATTGACACCGTCGCGTCCCGGTGGCCCTTGTTCCCCGGCTGGTCCTGGCGTGGGCGGTCTCGACTCCAGCACCGCCACTCGCTCGCGCAGCGCTGAGTTCTCGCGCAGTTCAAACTTCAGTTCAGCCTTCAGGTCGCCGATCTCTTTGCGGAGTTCCACCACCGCCATGTCGGTCGGGCTTGGCCCTTCGGTCCGAGCCTCCAGCGACTTGATGCGGTCCCGCAGATCGTCAATGCCAGCCTCCGGCGGGAGCGCCAGCACCGGCTGCAGCGCTTTGGCTTCAACCGCCGCGACACGCTCTCGCATGTAATTGAAGTCAGCCACCCGCGCTTCAGTCGCCGCGACACGCTCGAGAATCGGCGCGAGGTCAACCTCGACAGGCTCAGGCGGCACGACCGGAACCGGTACCGGCTGGCTCGCCTTCGTCTCCACGACCACCAGCCGATCCCGAACATCGCGCAGCGATTCCAGCCGCGCCTCGGCGCCGGCCATCCGCTCAAGCAGCGGCGTCAGGTCAGGAATCTCCGGCACATCGAAAGTGGGCAGCGGCCGATCCGCCTTCGTCTCCACCACCGCCAGCCGCTCGCGCATCGCTTCGACCGAGCCGATCTGCGCCTTGACTGCCGCGATCTCGTCCTGCACTGGCGTCAGGTCTGGCGCCTCCGGCAGCACCGGCAGCGGGACAGGCTGTGCGGCCTTCGTCTCGACCACCACCACCCGTTCACGGAGCGCATCGACGCCTGCGATCTTTTCTTTCAGCGCCGCCACGTCAGCCTGGATGGGAGACAACGACGCCTTGATCAGTAGGACCACCTGATCCGCCAACGCTTTGAGGTCAGGCATAGATCAAGGCCTCATCTACAGCTTTCGAATGGAGCAACGCGCCAAAACTCGCGGCCACTTCTTCGGCGTCGTCCTCTTCATCCGGGGCGACAGGCTGCGCGGCCGGCGCTGGTTCTGGCTTCGCAAAGGGATCATTCGCATCGCGTTTTGCTAGAGCGGCTAACGAGTAGTACTGCTGCTGCACCATCGGCGAATCGCCGCCGGCCACCGGACCGAGTGCGTAGTACCGCTTCCGGGCTTCGTTCGGCGACATGCCGCCTGATCCGATCCCATCCTGAGCCGCCTTGGCTTTTGCCTCGGCATCCATCCAGATCAGATCGTCAGGGTCAAACTCCGTCCCGTAGCTGTTCTGGAACTGCTTACCCAGGCCCAGCCCTTCATCCAGCGACAATTCCATCTGGAACCAATGCGACTGCAGCGCACCAGAGTAGTACTTCTGGATCACCGGTTCGATGTTGGCGTACGGCGGCGGCGGACCGATGTTGACGATGTACGGATCGACGCCGTACGTCGAGCACACCACGCGCGCCGTCATCTCCAGCTGCTCGACCAGTTGCAGATCCACGGCATTCCACGCCATGCCCTCGTACTTCAACCCGTCACCGAGCACCGCCACTTTGCCTACATTGTCGCCGGTAAAATTCGTATCCCAGTATTCCTTCAGCCGCTGCGCCGTCTCATCGTTGATGATCCCTGGCGCCGTCAGTACACCACCCGGAATAGAGCCGTTGGAGAACAGCTTGCTGGAATTGTTCTGGATCGCCAGCCCCTGCCGCGCCGCCAACGCGCACGCGAAGATCGGCGAGAGGCCAACCAGCGGATGAAACAGGCAATTCATCCGATCGTGGATAATCTCGCTGGCCGGTACAGTGACCACCTCTTGTGGAAGTCCACTGAGATCGTCCCGCTTCAACTCGTAGTAGACCGCGCCATCCTGCGACACCAGCGGCGTCACCCGGAGCGGATCCAGCACGTACATCGACGTCACCACCCGCCGTTGGTCCCTAGCCTTTAGCACGTACGTATTACCGCTATTGAGCTTCGAAGCGGTCCACGTCTCTTTGAACTGCGCCGCATTCTGATACCGGTTCGGCTTCCGCAGCACTGGCGAATACGCGGGATTCTCCACCGGATTCCAGATGCCGTTGCTGTCTTCCTCGACCAACCGCAACGCCACCTTCCCGGTGTCGTTCATGATGCGAGTGGTACAGGCGAAGACGGCGCTGAAGGACAACGCCGTATCCATCCTGATCTCTTCGTTGCGCTGCCACGCCCCGGTATAAGGCTCCCGAATCGACAGAGGCCACCAGCCCCCGCGCCCGCTCAGCGGCTGCAAGGGGATCTGCTTCTGCGCCAACTGCAGATCCGTGGTACGCCCGATCGTCCAGGGTCCGATCTGCACCTACTTGGCCTTCCGCCCCCGCTTGCGCTTCGGTGCGTCGACGTCGCCGTTCTTCAGCGGCTTTGGCAACGCATCCGGATCATCCACGACATCCGGATTCAGATCCTGACGCGGCCCCGGATCCTGGTTGTACTCCTGCTTGAAACCCGTCACTCCCGGCTTCGTCTTCGGCTCGTCGTCATTCGATCTCGCCATCGGTGGTCTCCTTCTGTTGCGGCTTGGTGGATTTCGGTTTGTCGAGACGGATGTACTTGGCGTTGAGCATAGCCTCGAGCATTCCAGGCGCCATCGCCGAGGCCGCGATTTTGATGACCTCGCCGTTAAACGGCGAGCGCAGGGTGATGATCTGGTCCGAAGGCGTAGAGTCCAAGGTGTCTCACTTCTTTCGATACATCGTGGTCGATAAAAATGCGAATCCCTTGCGCCGTCAGGATCCGGCACAAGCGCACGTCCTCGCCGACATCGCCACCGTCATCCGTCAGCCCATGCCGAAAGACCGGGCGAGGCAGATCCGCCACGACATCCACCCGCATCAGCATCACGCCCATCCCGACGGTGTCCACCACCTCAAGTCCGACCGACGTCGGACCGGTCCGAACACGCAGCCCAGACCGCCACGATGTAAACAGCGGCTGGTCAGGCTCGCGCATCAGGCAATTGCACGCCACGATGGACTTGTGATGCGCCTCCAACCGGATCGCGGTGTCGGCGGGAAACGTCATATCGGTATCGAGCCACAGGATGTGCGTAGCGCCAACAGCCTGCGCCTGCTTCAGCACGGCCTCGCGCCCGACATGCACATACGTCGAGGCTTCAAAGACCAGATGCACCGCATCCCACGGCCCGAACTCTTTGGTGAACAGGACGAGCCGCGCTAAGTCCATCGCGAAGGAGGCCGGCACGATGTCTCGCGTTGGACCGCCGATCACTAGGCGCATTTCGCACCCTTGGAGCGGTTGCAGCGACGGTGCGCCAACTGGACGTTGGCGTAGCAGTGCGATCCACCCTTCGAGATCGGCACGATGTGATCGACTTCCCATCGACTCGTCATCTCGACCGACTCTCCACAGATGCCGCACACGCCTTTGGCTCGTTCGAAGACGACGCGAGGATCGACGGCCTCAACGAAGACTTGCTTCGTGATGGCCCGTCGTTTATTCGCGCTCTTGCGGCCCCAGACTCTAGCCTTGTCGCGATTCTTCGCGACGTAATCTCTGCGGATCCGCAGCGCTCTATCAGAGTTCGCGTGATACCACTCGCTCGCTTCTCGTCTGCGGCGCTCTTTGTTCTGTGCGTAGTGGTCACGGAAGTAATCAGGTTTCAGCGCTTTGAGCTTATTGCGAGCTGCGTAATCCGACGCAGCCTTTCGATCTCGATGCGTTGCCACCCACTGCCTGATGTATTCCTTCTTGCGCTGGTAGATTCGCTTGCGAGTGTTGTCATCGAGACCTCGATACGTTTCGCGAGCAACATCTCTCCCGCACGTCAGGCACTGAAACGAACTGACAAAACGCTGGTCTATATGGCCACGCTGGCATGGCTTGCCAGTGAAGTAGTACTTGAGACCAGCGGCCTTCGCATCGTTGCGCGAAACAATCTGCATCGCTTCCTCCCTAGAAGAAGCTCCTAGTCAATTCGTGCGCGCCAGCCTGCTAGGAAACAGGTGTTCGGGAGCTACCCTAGGCGCGCACGTCAGATCTATTTTACGTTACGTTCCATTGTAGCTGGCTGCGCTGATGTAGGTTACAGCCGCCGTTCTTGCACGGATCCACGTAATCATTCGCTCAGCACGCAAACCGACGAGGTTCCTCTGCCATAGGGAAACCAAAACTGTCGTCGCATCCGATGGGTTGGAGGGCGCGGAATCCATCTGAATGCTGGCCTCGCGGCTGACGTCGATCTGCACGCCGCCTTCGTCCGCGAAGAGGATGGACGGTGCGTGGACGAGGATGACGCGGTTGCCGACGTTGTTGCTGACGATCACCGGGATGCCCATGATGGAGCCGCCATCGCGGGACATGCCGGGGAAGAGCGGCTGGCCGAGGGCGTTGAGCGAGAGACCAAGGCCGAAGGCGTTGGAATCGCTCATGAGCCACACCGAGCCGTCGAGCGGAATGTTGGCGGCGGTGAAGGTGGCCACGCGAGCAGCGAGGTCCGCTCTGGCTGCGGCGCCGGTCACGCCAGATGCGGCTGCAGTGGCGGCGCCGTTGGTGATGGATGCTGGGTTCACGTTGGCCACGGCTGCGACAGCCGGATCAACGAGCTGTGTATCGAGGAAGGCACCCATGCCGGCGATCATCTCTTCGCGCACCGTCGCTTCGGCGGATGGCGTGGAGAGTCGCACGAGTTCTTCGGTCAGCACGATGATGCCCGCCGCCTTGGCGAAGGGTACCGTCACCGTGGCGAAGGCTGCGCTGGTCACAGGCTTGGCGTTGCCCTGACCGACCCACGAATAGGTACCGCCGCCGGTCTGTGACGGGACTGCGGTATTGAACGGTACCTGACGGAATCCAGGCACGCGCCCGATCAGCGTCCGCGGCCGGAGCAGCTCAAGAAACTCGTTTACGGCGGTCTGCGTCGGAGCCAGCGGTCCGGCCCAGGTGGCGTCAGTCGTGGTGCCTGCGGCCACTGCCGCCTTGGTGTGCCAGTTGATCGTGTTCTCGACCATCGTGGCAACTTCAGGAGTCGAGTCCGACCACGCCTTCGCGCGGCTGATGGCCTGATACGAGTCGCCCTTCGCCGAGGCCAGTGCCATCGCGAATCGGGTGAAGGCCGTACCCTTCGGCACAATCGGCGTCACCGTGATGCGAGGCAGGTTGCCGCCGCGCTGCTCAGATGCCACGTCTGCCTTGGCCGTCGGCTCGATGCGGGTAGCGGTGACAGCCAGCGTCTTCTCGAGCTTCCGGAGGCGCGGGAGATGCTCATCGATGGCATCAACCTCGCTCTCAAGCGTGGTGTATTCCTCGCGCTCTGCTTCGCCCAACGTCGAGTTGTCCGACTTCGTCATGATCTCCGTCATGCGAGCGGTTTTGGCGGCGCGGCTGTTTTCAAACTGGGTGATCTGTTCAGCTGTGGTCATGGGACGCGCGTCTTTCTTCACGCGCAAGGGGGTTGAAGTGTCCCTGGTGCGGGACGGATCCAGGCCAGTCGCGGCCAAATCGGGAGCGTCGATAGACTTCAGAATCGCTAGCGTGGCGTCCTGATTCGCAGGTACCGTGACTAGGCTTAATTCCAAAATCTCGGTTTCGAGGAAGCGCAGCCCGCCAGACTTCAGCGGTTCAATCGCGTTGTTGACGACACGGAAGCCAATCGAGACGCCTCGGATGAGCTTATGCAGCACCGAGTGCCACGCCCGATCCACCTCGTCCTTGACTGCTCCCGGCTCATCAATGATCGGAAGTTCCGCCTCGAAGTCGATCCCCTTCTTGGTTGGCTTCTTGAATCGAGCCACGCCAACAGGCGATTCCTTCTTGTGATGGAGCAGTAAGGGGAGTTCGGGCGGGAAGGAGGCGCCGAGCGGTTCGAGAATGTCGCCCTGCCGATCGGGCGAAGGCGTGGTCGCCGTGCCCTTGATCAGGCGCCGACCTTCATCGACAGATTTGATGGTTAAAAGGCTGTATGCACGGTCCACGGTTCACGGTAGTGTGCCGTAAACCGGACGCGCGTCTATTTTCTAGGAGGGAATTAGGCTGGACTACTGGCCGTATCGGCAAAACCGGCAGATGTGAATCGATGGAAACGTCCCGCGAATAATCGTGAGCGCCATTTTCCGGCCGCAATCAGGGCACTTGCGAGCCTCGGCGAGCGCCAGCATCTTCCGACTTAGGCCCGCCTTCATGCGTCGTTTCTGGCTGGTATCCATCGTTTCCTCTACTGATAAGTCCAGACGCGAAACACTAATCCCACTTGTCCCGGTAGATCCGCTGTGCATCCATCATCATCCGTGGCCATTCCGGGTTGTTGCGGTACGTCGAATAGCCGGAGTGATCCACCACGCAGCCGTCCCATGTCGCTAGCCGCAGGTTAGCCCGCCGCGCTCGTTCGCAGTAGTCGAAATCCTCGTAGCCGTAGCCCGTAAACCGCTCATCCAGTGGGCCTAAGGTGTCGAGGACCGTCCGCGGGAAGTAGACGCAGACGAAGGCCAGATGCTTGGCCTCTGGCCGGAAGGTGGCGGTGGACTGGGCCTGCTGGCGCGGGTTGCAGACGGTGCCAATGATGCCAGCCGAGCAGATGGTGTCGGGCCTTACCTGCATCGCGCGATGCCACGACGAGAAGCCCTCAGGCGTCACAAGCTGAGTGTCGTCGTTCATAACGATCACGTCGGCATCACCTGCGGCCGCTATGCCAAGGTTCACGTTCCGGGCAAAGACAAACGGCTTCCAGCCGTCTACCCACTGCACCCGCGGCAGCTCTGGCTCAGATTCAGGCGCCTTGGCGCCGTCATCGACCACGATGATGTCGATGGGCTGGATGTGGCCGTCCTTCTGGAGGATCGACCAGACGCACTGGATGAGGTTATCGGCGCGAGCCGACGGGATGACGATGTGAAGGTTGGTCATTAGCGATTCAGTAGCCCCCGATCGTGGCGTGCTCACATCGAGTACTAAAACAAGACATGAGGGACACCACGAAGGGAGAACTACCTAGCCGGACGCGATCCGGCCGGCTGGGCGCTACCCAGCAGGCTTCGCAACAGAAGTGGTGGCAAACACTTCTGATGGTAAATCTGCGGCGCTCTTGCAATACCGCGCCTGTTAAATGGATACGTCACTGTCACGCCCATCGTGTACAACTCAATGGGTTTACGGCAACGATAGCAGACGACGTGGCTGATGAGTGATTTTAGCATCTAGCGCGTCCCTTTCCGTGCGACCGCGTAGATGTCTGCGCCTTCGACCGTGATCGTCTTGTGCGTAAACGATCGCAGCCACGTCTTCAGCTCAGCTTCTGACACACCGTGATAGTACTCGCCAGGATGCAGCGGCCCGCCATCAATCCCTGAGTGCGTGAACCGCAGCGGATTAGCCGCGGTCAGGATCAACACCCCGGCAGGCATCAGGATCCGATGCGCCCACGCACAGAGACTGCGTGGTTTCTTGGCGTGCTCGAGGACTTCGCAGCAGACAACACAGGCGACACCCTTGCGGTTAAAGAGACGCTTGGCGGTCTCGCGCGGATCCATGTCCAGCACATCGCCGACGAGATCGACGCCATCGCCAGGATAGAGATCGATGGAGGCGTACGGCCCGATGTCCGCAAAGAATGGCCGGACGGTGCCGTTGATGTTTCTGCCGCCGATTTCAAGCACTGGTCCAGGCTTGATCGGCTCCCGTGTCAACGCCTTGCGTACGAAGTTACTAGCCGCTTCGTGCATCAGAGTTCGATGACCTTCTCGCAGCCGTTGCAGAATGCCGCCTGCGTGTACACCGGTCGCAGGTCCGTCTGAGGCGAGCGGCCGACCACCGTCCAGCGGCACATCCACTCGACGTACTTCGTAGCCGACGAGATCGTAAACGTCGATCCGCAGGCTGGGCAGGTCTTCGGAACGTCGGAGCGGCCCATTACTGGGCCACCCGCTGCATCGGTTCCGCCTTTCCGCCGTGAGCCTTCGCGTATGGTGTCCGCGATTTCCCGGAAGGCCTTCAAGGTTGCGTCGGTCATCAGTCACCCCTTTCAAGGGTTAAGAATAACCGAACCGCTTGGCCTTGTCAAGCCCCTTGAAACCCTAGGAAATCTGCACGGAATGCCCACGCTCAATGGCCGACCGGTGCGACACATCCCGGCTCAACTGCCGCACGACTGCCGCCTTATCGTTGCAGAAGATCTGCGCATCATGCCTGCCGCGGGACAGACTGACATAGGCCAGCCGCTGATTCACCAGCGCTTCCGGTGATCGGCCCGTGTCGATATGCAGCAGCACGCGATCTGCTGTTTGCCCCTGTGCGCTGTACGACGTCACCGCGTACCCGTAATCGAGATGCGCGTACTCCTTCAACCGGAACCCGACGCTGCGTCCTGATTCGAGCTTGACCCGCATCGATGATGGCGTCATGGCTGCAACCGTTCCAAGCTGGCGATTCGACACCTTCTTGTCGGTGTACGGTGCCGTGAACTGGATCCGATCCCCCACCGCGAATGATCGTTCCTGCGGCCGGTAAACGCTGGCTGTTAATCGTTTCGGATCGTAGGTCAACTCGCGCCCGGTCTCGAGCCTCACAGTCAGCAAGTTCTGCTTCGCATCCGCCTTGATCACCGTGGCGTAGTCTCGCGCCTTGACGCCATGCACCGTGCTCGTCTTCGCATACCGCACCACATCGCCCGGTTCGTACTTCGCCGCCCAGGCACGATCAGGTCCGGTCAGATCCTGCCGTGGAACCAGCACCTGCGTGGTGTGCGCCTTCTCCCGTATCGCGCCCGTCTGAGTCAGCGCAGTATGGATCGCCTGATTCAACTCGGTCCGAGCCTTGTTGTCGGGCGCTACGATAATCGTGCCCTTAGGCTCCGAGACGAAAGCCTGTGCGACCGCGGCCAACCGGTCCGATTCGCGCGGTACCTGATGCACGCGCCCCATGTCGTCAAACGCCCTGAGCGCGGCCGCGGTTTCACCCTTCGCCAGTTGCTCAACAGCCTGACGGTATGCCGGATCTGCCTGCCTCACAATCGTGTCGATGCGCGCCGTCTGCACGCCGGCCTCCTGTAGTTGCTCATAGATCCGGCCAGCTTCCACGCTCTGATGCTGCCGCACATCGCCCACCAGCAGCACGCGATCGTCCTTACCCAGCGTCGTCAGGAACTGATGCATCTGCACCGTGCTACTCAGCGAAGCTTCGTCCAGCACGTATAGGTGCCGTCCTGGCTGGCGCTCGTCTTGGAGATGCCGCTGCAGCGTCTGGGATTCGATCCCTGACGTCGCCAGGACCTGCGCCGCTCTCGACGTTGCGGCCACCCCATGCACCTGATACTGCTCGCGCTCTGCAGCCTCTTTGACCACGGCTAGGGCTGTCGTCTTCCCGCCGCCGGCCACCCCTTCTAGTGCTTGCACTGTGTCGCGATTGGCCAGCACCTGCGCCAACGCAGCCCGCTGGCCGGCATTCAGGTGCGGCGCCTCGACCATCTGGGCTAGTGGCTGCTGCTGGCCCTTCCCAGCCTGCATGGCCTGGATGGTTTCACGCTCGAGCCGCACCATCTCTGGCGTGGTAAAGGCTCTGGCTGGTGCCGTGCCGTTGGACCGCTGTAGAAGGTCGCATGTCTCCACGCGCCGTTCCATCTCTGCCTTCAGCGGTGCCACCGTGGCAAGGCCCATCGTCCGGACCAGCGCATCACGCATGATGGCCCGCTCGTCTACAACGGCTGAGCGCTCAATATTCCGTTCCGTGGCGTACGTGATGGCGGTCTTCACCAGTTCGCCGCGGTCCGGTATCGCCTGCTGTCCTCGCGCCTGTGCGGCCGCAACAGCCTTCGAGGCTTGATGTCCAAACTGCGCCGCCATCTCCTGATGCTTCGCTTGCATCGCGTCGTGCGCGTGCTTGACCTTGGCTTCGCGCGTCTGCAGGGCGATGGCATGGGACGCTGCCGAGCCATGCAGTTGCGCCTTCTCGAGCGCTTCCTTGATCTGTTGCGACCTCGGCGAGCTGGCCTCCATGTACTCGGCTGAGATGCCGCGGATCTCCGGCACGTCGCGCTTATGCCCGCCGCGATCAATCTGGTAGCCCAGCGCCCGTAGCCTGCTGGCGAGCTCAGCCCGATAGACGGCTGTGGCGTACGGCTGGGACTTGTACAGTTCTCGCGGTTGCAGCGAGCGCATCCGCCCGTCCGCAAGCCGCGTCATGTTGAACAGGACCGCATGCGTGTGTATCTGGGGCGCTGCATACCCTTGGACAGGTCTACTGCTGTCGTGCTCGAAGGTAACGCCCACCATCTGTCGCGTGGTCTCTGGCACATGCGCCCCGCCGACTCGCGCCTGTGCGTGGCGCTCCAGCTCCTGCAACGCCACCTGTACGGCTTCCCGATGCGCCTGCACAACACGCGAATCACCACCGACGAGACCCACAAGCGAGACCGACTTCGGCGCAGAGAAGGTAGCATCCCAACCCGCACGATGCAGCATCGGATCGATCCGCTTCCCGGCCTCATCGACGTAGGAGCCTGACGCCTGGATGCGGATCAACTGCTCGCCTGTGATGGGATGCTTGCCCTCGGCCAGCCGTGCCATCTGCTCGAGGTTCACATCACCAGACAGGCCGAAAGATGCGGCCAGCGCACCCCGCCACTGGCCCTTAATGTCGGCACCCGCGGAATAGTAATTCTCGGCAGAGTTGCTGTATTCTTGCTGGTGATAGGCCACTAACTGCTTGGCCGTTAACGGGTTAGAGATTCTCAGCACAGCCCTAAAAATAATTCTAAATTAGGTGTTGACAAGCAAACCGCTTGGGTTTATGATTCTTCTCATGAACAACACACACAACGTCACCGCCGACCTGACGAAGGAACTCGAAATCGTCCGCACCATCAAGTCCCTACTGGTTGAACGGGACGCCATCAAGGCCAAGTTCGATTGCAGCGATGCATCATGGCAGGCACTGTTCGCTGTCGAAGCGAAGATCAATGCTGCTGGCGGAATGCACCTCATCGGAACCACCTACAACGAAGACTAATCCGTTACCAGCGGTGGCAGGGCTTCCACAGCCTGCCGCCGCGGCACCGGAGGCCGAGCCACCAGTGCCGGCTGCACCGCAGGTCGCTCCACATACGGGAACCGCAGCGGCGTCACGCGGTTGCCCACCTTTAGGTACCCCGTCAGGTTCGCCAACCCGCTGATCTCGCTGGGCAGCACAAGCGGCTCCACCTGTCGCTCAAGCCGATACGTCCACGTCCGCGTACGCGCCCAGCCGTCTTGTTGGCTGGGCGCCAGCCGCTCCTGCTCCACCTCGCCGATGGTCTTCGAGGCCCACTCTGCCGCCTTCGCATCGCTGGCTCGCAGGAAGATCTTGGTGGCCGGCTGCGACAGCATCGTCTCGGCGTCCTTGCCGTACCGGGATTCCATCTGCGCCCGTCCCTGGAATCCGATCACCATCGCCAGTTGCGACTTGCGCCCTTCCGTCACCGCCGTATGCAACTGCGGCAACTTGTTGAGCGTCGAGAGTTCGTCCACCGCCAGCCATGTCTTGCGCCCGTCCGGATGGTTCATCAGGCGCAGGATCAGCGAGTCGAGCCAGAGCGTCTGGAGCGGCACCAGCCGCGCTCGCGTCTCAGCCGTGCTGGTGATGAAGATCCAGCCGCTCCGAGTCGTGGCCCATTCCGCCGCGCTCCATCGTCCTACGCTTTGCTGTGGTGTCGGACAGAGTTGCAAGGTATCCGCGACAAGGTTCAGCGAGGCCAGGATCCCGCTTCGCTGGGCAGGCGTCCGCGACAAGATGGCGGCATGTGGACTGCCAGCGATCTGCTGGTCCAGCGCATCCTCATTCGTCAACCACGCCACCAGTTGTTGTGCTGTCGGATCGAAGGTGAGCAAGTGCGCGAAGATGCCGCGAGCGCTCTCTGTGAAGAAGGTATTACTCTCGTACGGCCGCGGTGGAAACAGCGCCGTCGCCAGCGTCAACGCCTCGACGTCGTTCAGGATCTCATCCCCAGGCTTCCAGTAGGGGCATCGTGCATCGACCGGATTCAGGATCACATCCCCACGTTCAGGCCGGTAAAACCTCGTCACGTATTCCAGCGCCGGATCGTAGACGATGGACGTCTCGTCCCGCTCTGCCACCGTCTCGAGGATCTCCGAGATAAGCGTAGATTTGCCGGTCCCGGTGTCGCCGGCTAGCAGGATGTGGCTCGTCTCGAGCGCTCGCGGAATCACGACCGGTGGCCCGCTCACCTGCCGGAAGGCGATCCCGTCGGCGCCCTTCGAGAAGGTCCGCGCCGTGATGCGCTCTGCGCCCTTCAACCTGCGCCCAACGCGCCGCTGGATGGCCTGCCGTCGGTCCACCGGCAGCGCTGCCACCACGAAGAGCACCAGCAATCCTGCGCCCCAGTAGAGCGGAGGCTGGATCAATTCCGTGACGAACAGCCCGCCGTACAGCTCGTCTCGCAGGAGATCCCGCGCAGGCACTGTGCGCTTCGGCATCCAGCCGACATCGGCTAGCAGCGAGTGCCGCAGGTACGTGCCGAGGTACGCCCGCTGGATCGGCGCCATGCTCGCAAGGTAGAACCAGACCGCTGCAACAGTCGCCATGACGCCGAGACCGAGCGCCGACAGCGTCCAGACTGGCCAGATGGACATCCACCGGCCAGCCGTGGCATTGCGTCCGTTCAACTCGACATCTCCAATGGAAGCGCTTCCTGCCGTAGACGTCTCACGGCCATCTCGCAATAGCGTTCTTCTAGGTCAACACCAACCGCCGTGAGTCCTAAACGCTTAGCAGTGGCGAGAGTCGTTCCGGACCCCATAAACGGATCGAACACAGACCGAGCCGAAGGCACCATCCCAAAACACCACTCAATCAAGGCTTCAGGTTTTTGCGTCGGATGCTCGCGGTACTTTCCTCCTGCCGTCTCCGCTTTACTGCTCAACGTGAACTTCATCAACCGCTGATCTAATGATGTCCACGCCAGCTCTCCGTGCGAAAAATTCGTGGTGTGTTCGAACAACTTGTCCCAGAACAACCATCCGCGAGAAGGCGGCAGCATGTCGGCAAAATAATTACCGCCCCAGATAATGTGTTGACGTGCTACAGCTAAAAGTGCCGCCATCAGATCAGGCGCAGGACGACTATCGTCCCAGGCTCCAGACTCATATTTAGGCCCGAACTTATAGGTGTTAGGACGGCTGGGTTTCGTGCAATGAATAGCACGCGCACAGTCGATCCCGTAGGGCGGATCAGTGAGCAGAAGATCGAACGGCTTATCACCCCAATGTAATCCCAACGACTCAAGTACGTCAGCCGCATCGCCGTGATAAATCGTGATCCCGGCGTGCTCGTAATACGGCCTCACGGCTGCCCATCCCGGTACTGCCGCACCCGCTCGCGCGTGATCGGAATCTGCGCCGACAGATCCGCGCCGACGTTCAGTACTAAGCGTTCGATCAGTTCCATACGGCGCAGGATCTCGGCCTCAAACGTCTGCCGCTCCAGCGCTCGATCCAGCGTCTCTCTGACCCATTCAGACATCGGCTTCGCGCCGGCAGCGTCGAGGTACCGCGCGTACTGCTCCGCATTCGCCTTCGTCGTCACCGAGATTGATCGTTTCATTTACTTGGGTGTCCAGCGCCACTCACGCGGTGCATTTGATGGCGGATCACAAAACGTATTACAACTGCACATCTCCATTCCATCACCGTGTATGCAGTAGCCGAGACCGTGACACATATCGTCGCAGCACGTCAGAATCCATCCGTCGCCGCCACACCGATCACACCCGTCGTCGTCTGGGTAGAAGTCGTCAGGCTCATCATCGAATGTCGGCATCGAGCGTGCCTTTCCTAATGTTTACAGGTATCTGATCGGCAACCTTCCGCGAATTTACTCAGCCTTCCGCAGTTGCCCTGCGGCAACCCCGGCTGGGGGTGCCTGTATTCCAGAAATCCCGGCGCGCACTATGCGCCGATCCGGCCAGCGGTTGACGAAACACCATCGGTTGAGGCGAAAGCCGCTGCCGGATGTGGCGGTTCATCAAAGAGCGGCGCCGATACAAATGCTTTCACGGGCGCAGGCATTCGATCAGGCGTCAGTTGCATCGCCCACAGTCCGTCTTTGGTGTACCCGACGTGAACGAATCCAGCTGCGAAATAGCAATGGCCCCATGTCTGACGGCCATGAACCATCCGAGCGCGAACCTTTTTAGGATCGATAAATGTCACCATGCCGAGATCGGGAATGTCGGACCACTCGGCACGGGTGGCTGCTATCGCTTCGCGGATCATGTCGCTAGCGATTCCAGTGCTCTCGTTTCTGAACATTGAGTTGATCCACGCCCCTGGCCATGCGTGCTTGACGTACTCAGGAAACGGCCACGATGTCACCCACAAGGCGGCGTCCTGTTTCAGCACGACGCAACGCCCAGGCGGCACGAACTGAGGCGAGCCTATCTTCTGACGGTTGTAGTGCCGATCTGCCAGCGGCAGTGCATCCACATCGGCACGATGTGACAGCGTCCAGTTCAT